ACAAATTCAAGGGTTTTCAGGAAACGAAAACGAAGGTATGCCGACAGACCAACCGGGAACAACCGCAACGCCAACGGTGGGAATAACACGCAGTTATTTCATGGACAATTTTGGCGCGAGTGGCGATCAAATAATCAAAATCATGCAGGAAAATGGCGAAGAAAGCATTATTCCTCGTTTAATCAATTTGTTGAAGCAGGAACAGGATGCTTTGCTCAAAGAATTCTCATGGTGGCGTGATAGTGATTGGGGACACATTGATGTCCGTGATAACGATTTCAATATGCTCGCTACGCATGGTGAACGCTTGGAATTCCTGTTCCGTAAAGCGGTTGTTTCGTCACGAAACGCTGACGAAGAAACACGAGAGGCAATATGGAAAGAATGGTCTGACCGACTGAACGCTGAAAGCCGTTTGAGCCGACGAGAATATGACATATTGAGCAAAGCGTCACAAAACATAGATGATTATGGGGGGATGACTTCGCAAATGCTCGCATCGCACAGCACAGCGACTTCGGCTGAAATTGCCATGCTCATCAAGTCACACGGGTTTTTGTTTGATATTGAAGTGGTTGGCAAAGCGAGGAACAATGACTCAAAGGCACTTCTTTACGGCAAACAATCCCCAAAAATCATGCTCAAAAACGCCGACAATTTCATCGCTAACCTTTGGGATGTCGGAGGACATTTGGAAATTACCCCATCAGGCTCGCCTCGTTTGTTTTTGCCGTTCACAAGCAAAAGAGGCGATGAATTTACCGTTGTGTTAAAGGAGAGTCTTGGCGTGGGCAACATTATGTGGGAAGATCGTCAATTCGTCATTGAAGGCGACCTCTCAGTGCAAAAGGCAACCCGCCAAGCCTATCCATATTTGAATGAAAACAAAAGGGATGCCGCCGTTTTGCTCAAGTCCTATGAAGGTGATGAAACGGCTATGCGTCTTTTGACCTATACCTATGCCTCAAAGAAAGAGCAGGTTGAATTGCTTAAGGCATGGGGAATGTCTGAGGACAAATTGAAGCGAGCGTTTGAGGTGATTGCCCATGAGTGAAAAGAAACGCATTGACCGTTTGTTTTCGGCTCTTGGCATGGATATGGAACGCCATGAAACACCCACACCGCAGATGCCCTTGTTCACATCAGGTGTTCAAGAACCGCCGTTGTTGCAGGGTATCACCATTCCCGCACTATACGCCGCCTCATACGAGTGTTTGGTGTTGCGTTCAATTCTCAATCATTTGGCGACTGAAACATTCCGCAAAGGTTGGACATGGAAACCGAAATTTGTGAAGAAGTGCCGAGAGTGTGATGAAGAATACAACAAAGCAGTGGACTCGTGCCGTATGTGCGGGGGCGAGGTTCGTGAGGCTGATAAGGGGCAATTGGAATATGCAAACGCCCTTCTCCATGAGGACAACCGAATGACACAATCATTCCTTGAAGTCCTTCGTGAAGTGGAAATGGACTTGAACATTGTTGATGACGCATACCTGATTCTCACGAAGGAATATTTCGTGGATCCCAACACAGGACAACCCCAATTTTACCGCATCAAAGAAATCACTCGTGCTGACCCCATTTTCATGCGTATCGTTGCCGATAAGCGTGGTGTGCGTGGGGGCAAACAATACACGAGCCTGTTGGACAGGTCATTCCGCACAAGTGACAAGGATGAGAAGTGTCCGAAAACAGGATTGCCCGTTGTTCCCATTCATTACATGAACCTCGCAGGTGTTGGTGCAGGGCAGGTCTATACCGAAGGTGAAGTTATCCATTTGAGCAAATGGTCGCCATCAAAATTGTATGGTCGCTCGCCCGTTGCTACACTATGGCGACAAGTGAACACGCTGATTGCGATGGACAATTATGTTTATTCGGCTTACCAAAAGAGGCGAATGCCGAGAGGTGTGATGGTAATTAAATCGTCTAACCTTGAAACCGTTGAACGAACCGCACGCAACATTCAGGAACACCTTGAGCGTGACCCACAATACATTCCTACGGTTGGTGTTGAAACAGAAACAGGTCGTGGTGGTCTTGAATATGTGCGTATGATGGACACCCTTGAGGAATTACAATACATTCCGATCAAAGACGACATTCGGCAACGCATTTCGTCGTTTTACGGTGTGTCAAATGTGTTTATGAACGATGTGTCGGGTGGAGGCTTGAACAACGAAGGTATGCAAATTGTCGTCACCAATCGGGCTTTGGCTTCAAGTCAAAACCTGTATAATAACCGTCTATTCCCTCTATTGCTTGAAGCCCTTCAAATTAGCGAATGGAAAATCACTCTCAATCCACATGAAGAAGAGGATGAAATCATGGCTATGCGAAGGGATGAAATGGCTATCCGCAACATGATGCAAATGAAACAAGCGGGCTATGATGCTCAATTGCGTGATGACGGTGGTTTCCTTCACTTTGATTACAAAGAAGCACCACCACCACCTCCGCAAACAGGCCCACCGCCCGAAGGTGCGCCACCGCAACAAGGCGGAGGTGCGATGGCTAAATCCCACATTTTACCACCAACGATAGATGATATTTGGAAACGGAATGTTGAGGATGACATTCACGGCTCTCGCCCCATACCTTCGGCTATGACAACCACTCATGGAACAGATTTGCGACCATTGAGAACACGGGGCAAATCACAATTGAATTTGCACTCACGGAGAAGTGGTGGCAGAAGCCCTGAGCGTGTAAATCGTTTTGACGGAGAGCATCACATGAGCCAAACCGTTCAAGACAGGCGAAGCGAAAGAAGCCCTGCCGAATCCAATGTTGATGAGAAATTGAATAACCTCAATCGGAGGTTAGGTTTATGAAAACATTCATTTGTGTGAAGCGTGTGGGGAGGGTTGATTGAGATGACGGAAGGCTTTCTTGATTTTGGACTGATTACGAAAATGGATCCTATGGCGAGGCGCGCTTTGGCGAGCATGGAAGCCATGCAACAGGCAATCGCACACAACAATACCGATGATGTTGCCAAGCACATCAATGAGGCAAAAAATGCTCTCGCTATCCTTGAGCGTGATTTGGATTTGCACAAGTCTTTCATGGCTACGGCACAAATCGCCAAGAGCGATGAGGGTGGTGTTCAGGGCGATGGGCGTGTTCTCGGTAATGTGTCCCAACACCGCAACACCGTGAGCGACTATGACGGCACTGAGGGGGCAACCGTTCTTGGAGTGTCCCGATATGGGCGTTCCTCAACCTTTTGGCGACCACAACAGGACTGATTCAAATGTATCGTGCTTCACCATCAATCGCTGACCGCATGAGAGTGGTCGCTATGCGTGAGAGCATGATGTTGCGAAAACAGGATGGCGACCCAACAGGACAACAGGCACAAATGCCCGCACAGGTTTCACCTCCCGCACCCGCACCGACTCCACCTGAGTCAATGGGTGCGCCAACACCAAAGGAAATGGATGCACTCACCCAATCGGGCAAGGTTTATGCTTCAAGCAAAGAAGCCCTATCCGATTTTGAGCAACGCCTCACCGATCTTGCCACCGACATTACGGCACACATTGGAACAATCGGTCAATCCCGATATTCCGAAAACCTTGACGGTGATACCGTTCTCGGACACGCTAACTCCATGATGGCTTTGCGAAGCCGTGTTGAGGACATTCGCAATATGTGTGAAGTCATTCGTTTGAAGGACTCCGCTATGGTTCAACACACACCGGGTGCTGAAATGGGCGGAGGTATGCCCGACTTATCCTCGCTGATGAATATGCCCGCACCCGGCCCTGCGGGAATGCCACCGGGCGGTATGCCGATGCCCGGACCAATGATGGGTGGTATGTGATGAGTGAGGAATTGTCCGTTGGGGAAGCAACCGCTGATTTGCTTAAAGAATTGGTCGCTGAGGTGAAAAGCCTTCGTGCCGAAATCACCTCACTAAAATCCGAAAATGCTATGCTCACCAAGGCTATGGATGACCCGGCTACCATGATGCGAAAGGCAGGTTGGCTACGGGCTATCACTCCTATGGCTGATGAAGTCTATGACCCTCTCAACAGGGAATTGGGCGATGGTGGTTCTTTCACTTCCGCTTTCAATTCGGGTGACGGTGCTATGATTGAAAAGCGTAGTGTTGATGAGGAATTGCGAATGTGGCAATCAATGGAGGCGGCGATGCCTCCAAAAATTAGCCCTTCAAGCAGGAATTACAGGTGATGAAAATGCAACCACGATGGCACGAACCCGCAAAGACTCCACACGGAGAATTGTTGGCTTTGGTTAAGGAATTGGAAAAGGCGACTTTGGAAAAACCCCATTTGGCTGACCGTGACAAAGACGGCAAATTGTCGGGTTGGGAAAAAGCCGTTGGTGAAAAAATTGAAGCCTCCAAGAAAGGCAAAGAAACAGGCGATTACAAGTCTGATCGTGGCGATAAGAAAATCCCATTCAAAGAAGTCAAGAAAGGCGATGCCCCTGTTTCGTCATCAACGGGTGGAACAAACAAGCCTCGTCACAGCATGAAAACCGACATGAATGTGGGCGGTGCATCAGCACCAAACCCGTTTATTTCGGATAAAATCAAAGACAAAGAAGAATCCGATTCTGATGATGAACACAACGAGAAGGTTTTTGCTGACATCATGGGTGATGGCGATAGGGACAAAGCACAGCGCAATTACGACAAAAAAGTGAACAAGGCTGACTTGACTTCGGAAATAATCGCTAAATATCAACAAGAAAGTGGCGTTGAAAACATTTCACCACAATTCATTGACTATTCAGGTGGAACGCCCGTTGAAGCCAAGCCGTATCAAACCAACGGCACTATCCCGTTTTACACAGAAAAAGCCCCTGCTTCGTCACCAATCAGTGAAACAGCGAAAATTTTTGCTTTCGCTAAGACGGGATATGACGAAAACGGAAGCACCCTGCACATGAATTTGGTTGATGGTGGCGACAGGAAAGGCGGGCCAAACCTCGCACCCATTGAGGATTCCTTAGCCACACTGCACAAAATGGGTGGTGACTCAGGATTGCTCAATGAAATCGCATTCCTCATTGAGAAAATCGGTAATCACCAATGAGGTGATACCGTGAACCGTGAAGAATTCATTCGCATCCGAACCGATGCTTTGGTTTCTTTTCACACCAATCCTAATTTTGACTCCACGCTTTACCTCAAAGCGTGCGAGGAATTCTATGCTGACGGTAAAGTCATTGAGAAGGAGGATTCCGCACTCATGGCTATGATGCCAATGGCTACGGAACAACCACCATACAGAATGCAGGATTTGGACAAGCCGAGCATTCTTTCAAACCTCAATTTGCCCGATGGCTATGATGATTATGTTGCAGGGCAACGGCGATTTAGCACGAATTATGCTGAGGATTGGCCGAAGGCACATGAAGAAAACCCATTCGGCAAACGCCATCCGTTGTCTTGGGATAACTGCGTCATGCCTTTGCTACATGGTTCACAATGGGGCGACCCTCACTTCATTGAGCATTTGTTTGAAATGATTCAAGAGGATGAGGATGGACACAATATGCTTCATGCCATGCAGGAAATGGAGAGGCGTGACATTGTTCCCTTTGAATACGAGGATTTGCTTGGTCGCCCAAACGAGAGCATGATGGACTTGTATCAACAAGACCGTAATGACCGAAATTCATTTTTGAGTGACGAGGAATATCGTGAAATGAAAGCACGCCAATGGGGTGCAAATGTTCAGCAAAAAGGCGGAATGGTGGCAAAAAACACAAGCCGTCTTGGTTTGCTTTCATACCTGTTTGGGACTGAGTGGCAAACGCCTGAGCAACGACACGCTTTCATGGAATTGCTCAAAAAGATGGGGCAAACAGAAGGCGAGGACAGCCCGGAAGCAAGGCGTATAGCAAACAATTTCAAAGCCGATGCGGGAATATCATGGGATCGTGCAAAGCGTAATTGGTTTGAGCGTATGACTCCGCTTTCAAAATGGTGGGAACGGGCTTCACATCATCATGGCCCTGTGAGTCCTGAGCCTGTTCGTCAAGGCTTGAATCACTTTAAGTCACCCTTTGTGTTAAATGACGAAGGTGGGACTGAACCATCGCACACCCATCACTATTGGAGTCCGTATCAATTTTGGGGCGGCGTTGGGCGTGATGCCAATTCATTGGTGTCGGCTCTCACTCAATCCTATCCCACAGCGTTTGAGGGTTGGCTTGGCGAAGCACTAATGGGATATTTGACAGACCGAACCCATCCTCTAAACGACCAAGACGATTCGTTTCATGGAAGCGGTTCGTCATTCTTCCCACAGACTATCAATCACCCTGTCATGCAAAACCATCCACACAAATCAGCAATTGGGAGTGGTTGGGAAGCAGGATCGGAAAACCCCCGTGTGCGCTCATTCAACAGGCGAAGGGGTCTTTGGAATACCGTTGCCAATCAACAACACCTGCATCCAAGTGAAGTGGCGGGGAGTGGCAAACGAATGATAATTCCCTCATTGGCTCTCACTCAACAACCACTTGGGCGAATTATTTCATCGCACAGCGACATGGGTATGCCTCGCATCGGCCCAACACGAGAGCGTCACCCCGGTGACGAACAATATCACACCTATCACAACGACCACTATGAAAAAATGGATGCCAATTTGGGTCAAGTCATGCAAGAAATGGCAAAGGAAGTTATGCAACGCTATGGCTCGGATGTGTTTAGCACCAATGCACCAAATGAGAATGTGTTGGCGAACACCATCAGTCGTGGGAATGTTCAACAATTGGCTCAGGCGGCAAATTATTACATGATGCGTGGGTCAAATCCAAACACCCGCACGCTTGCACCTATGGTGCTTGGGGATGGGTTAGCACCAAAAGAAGTCAATGTTGGTCCTGTTCACCCAACGAGTGAAGCCACCACTCCGCCTATCTATTTGAGTGGCGATATGGATGCTTGGGGTCACAAAATGCCCGCAACATTGGCGTGGAAGTGGGATAAGGATGCAAACGGCATTCGCTTTGATGTGAAGGATAAGCCGTTTGATTCCCTGCAAAAAACAGTCCACGAAGGTCATTTACAGATGATTGACCCCACTCACGCTGACCGCCCAATCGCACCAAAAGAAAAGGATGCACCTGCACTTTATGTCACAAACAACATGGGTCACATTCCCGTCATTAGCGGTGATTTGTTCAAGGCCGATGATTATGAACCAACAGGCGTTTTTGAAACGCCACTCGTTCCCGCCCACACGGTGTATAAATTGAATGATATTGATGAATTGCGTGGATTTTCAGGGGATTGGGTTGTTCAAAAGAAACCCGAAGGGAAGCGTTTGTTTGTTGAAAAGAAGGGAAGCAAAATCACTGCTAAGGATAAGAAGGGCAAAGAAATCAAATTGCCTGACATTGTGAAAGAAGGTGTCCGTGAACAGATGGGCGACTTTGTGTTTGATGCTTTCTTGAAGGGCAAGCACCTGCGTGCTATGGATTTGTTGGTGCATCGTGGTGAGGACATTCACATGGATCCGTTAGAGGACAGACTTCAAATTCTCCGCACCATGTATCATACCAATGACAACATATCCTTCCCTATGCCTCTTGATACGAAATTTACGGACAAAGAGGGTTTGTTGAAAAATAGTGAGGCGATTGGTGGCGACCTGTGGATTCGTGATGCACAGTCCACCTTTGCTAAGGGCAAAGAGGCTCATCATTTGTGGGTGCTATACACTCCAAGTCAAGACGGTTTGACAAAAGGCACAACCCTGCCGTTTGTGTCAAACGATGGAGAAAACATTCTGTTAGAATATCCCGGTCATCGTTCACCGTTGGTGGTGAAAGGCGAGTGGGATGGCAACGCATTCAATGTAATCAGCATTGAACCTGACAGTCCTTTGGCACGACACGCAGAAAAACAGATTGGGGTTTGGGGTTCTGTGGGTGTTCACCTCCTAAAAATGGGTCAGCGGGAGTTATCCCTCTATCCACCACCATTCGTGACAAAGGACACCTTTACATTCACACGAGCCACTTTGATTGAACCAAATGGCGAAGAGGATAAAGTGGCGAGCATATTGAGCCACGCACGATCACACATTATTAGTGCCGACAAAGCGTTCTCGGCGGAGAGCCTTATTGACAAAATCAAGGGTTTAACGGAGAATATGCTTGAGCAATATGGTGCTGAATATGGCCTTGAAAGAACAGAAGAAGGCGAATGGTCGGTCAATGAAGCAATTGATGATGACACCATTGAAACCAAACAGGGAACAACGCTTGCGAGAATCAGCGGTTCGCTATCAGGTGGCGGATGGGGTGGTGAAATGGATATGATGACTTCACCACGAGGGCCGACTTCTTTGGTTGATGACGAAGGCATACCCATGTTTGACCCTAACGGAATGAGTGATGAAACACCGTTGAATATGCCGAAGCACATATCTGTCAAGAGAACGGATAAGGTTGGAAACCAAATTGAAGGCGAATTGGACATTGAAGGTGGTCGTGCTGTATTTAGAGTGCCACGCAAAACGAATGTGGAACAAGCCGAAGAAAAAGAGGTAATCGTTGAACAGGAAGGCGACGATAACCAAATGCCTATTATGTGAGCAACCAAACGCTTCATATAGGATAACCCAATTTTCCTTGTTCAATGAACACGGCAACATGGTCGGCTGTTGGACAAGACTTCATCTTGAAGTCCGACTCCAATGGGGACTTGGTTATTGCCGGGTATGCCTCCGTTGATATGGTGGACAAGCAGGGCGACAGAATCCCCGTTAGTGCATTGAAGAAGGCATTTGGGGGCTTTATGAGCAACCCATCTTATCGTAATGTTCAATTGGCTCACAGCGGTATTCAAGTGGGTCAAGTGCTTCCTTCCTACACCGATAGCGAAGGGCGGGTTTGGAAATCCGAAGTTGATGATCACGGGCTATTCGTGGTTTGTCAAATCCGAAACGACATTGAAAAAGCCCGTGAAGTCCAAAAGCAAATTCGCAACGGCGAATTGCGAGCATTCTCCATTGGTGGACAAGCCTTGTTCCGAGTGAACAAGACGACTCCCGAACATGGAAGCCACAGGGAAATTACGGACATGGAATTGCACGAAATTACCCTGTGCAAAAAGGGAATCAATCCTGAATCCCGATACACCCTATTGAAAATGGATGTGAACGAAATGAGCAACGAAGAAACGAATGTTTTGACAGAAGTGAGAGATGCCCTTGCCCGAATCAGCAAAGGGTTGGAAATGGAAAAGAGCGCAAAGGTGTGCGGTTCATGCAACATGGCCGAATGCGAGTGCGAAACAGGGGATGACTTGGGCAAAGCCGAGCAATCGGCGGTTGCTTACATTGACACCCTTGAAAAATTCGCACACGAGCAGGGTGTTGATTTGGATGGCCTACGGGGTCACTTCGGACTCGGCAAAGCCTACATGGTGGGCGTTGATGGTGAGCATGGCTACAACCACCGAGGACAAGGCGACCTTTACGGCAGTGGTGAGGATGCAACCCTCGCCCCACGACCTGCACTCGGCAACGCTCGTGCCAACAAATATGTCATCAAGAACGCACCACAGATGCGACACCCACAATCAACGGGTGGAAATGTCATCAAAGGTGCTGACCTCTCCCCTGAGTCCCTTGAGCGTGGCTACCGAGCCTACGCCTCAATCCGTGACGAAGAGGCTGTGAAGTCCCTTGTGGAAAAGGAGTGGAATGACCGCTACGAAGCCGAAACGCAACGAGCATTGGAAATCCACAAGTCCAACGACTTCTCTTCCCAAATTGCCTCCTTGAAGGCTGAAATCAATTCCCTCCGCACCGAGAACGCTGAAATCCAAAAGTCAGCCGTTCCTGTGCCTTCCGAGAGCAGTGTTCGTGTCCCAACGCACGAAGAATACGCCGCACTTGGAAATGGACTTGACGCATGGCGTGCTTTGGAAGAATTGGGCCAGCGTTCAATGGTTGGAGGAAACCTTTGAGGTGATTGAAAATGAGTGGAAGTCAAGGATATATCCGAACAATTGAAGACATGGAACGCCTGTATTACGGTGCAGGTGCAGGACAGAACGCATGGGCTTACAGTGGCACTGACCTCTTGAAAGCCGATTCACCTCTCGCTTCTTCAACGAGTGGCACTTACCAAGCGATTTTTGGTCGTAAGGTTTGGTCGCAATTGAACCAAGAATTCAACGCTTTCAGCATTCTCCCCAAGAAGCCTTGGGAGAAGAGTGGATGGCGTGTCACCACCGCCAAGCCCGACTTCACGAAGGGTGGCGGTGTTCCTGAGAACGCAACCCTCCCTGAAACCACCAAGCCAACCTTCGCTGAGGTTAGCACGAAGCCAAAGACTGTGGCTCACACCTTTGACCTCACCGAAACCGCCATGTTCCTTGCTGACAAGGATGATGGTCTTGGTGATGCTCGTGCTGTCATCAAAATGGAGATGGCAAAGCACCACACCGAACACATCAACCAAATGCTGTTGAGTGACATTGATACCACCGCAGGGAACGACTTTGAGTCCCTTGACCGTATCACCTCCAATTCCTATGTGGAGGACTACAACACCTTCACCGATGTGAGTGCTGAAGCGGATCACAACATCTATTCGCTCACTCGTGCAGGTCAAACCGCAGGGTCGGCTCAGTGGTATGACGCTCAAGTGGATGCAGGTGCATCAAGTGCCGAGCGTGCATTGTCCCTGAACATCCTTGACGGAATGTTCCGACAAGTGTGGGAAGCAGGTGGACAGCCAAAGGTCATCCTTACGGGCTACGACACTCTTGAAACCATTCAGCAATTGCTACAACCCCAACAACGCTTCGTTGAAATGAAGCGTGTTGTGCCGGGTGTCAATGGCGTGAAGGGTGTTCCGGGCATTCAGGGTGGCTTCATGGTCGCCACCTACAACGGTGTCCCAATCATCCCCTCCAAAGATGTTCACAAGGAAACGGGCGGTTCTTCTCGCCTCTATTTCCTTGACACCGACTACCTGTGGTTCACCACCGCCAAGCCTACCCTTTACCACGAGAGTGGTATTGAAACGGGCGACCCATTCGGTATCAACCGCTTGGGGCAAATGGGAATGTTTCACACGATGGGCGAATTGATTTGTGCTTTCTTCAAGGCAAGCGGTAAAATCCGTGACTTGAGTTGAGGTTAAATAGGAGAAACAAGGAGAGATACACATGGCAAATGTAAATATCACAGAAGCAAGCAGTTCAGTCGTCCTTTCACAGCGTATGTGGTCGGGTTCGGATAACACATCAACCGATTGGCTTCAATCCCCAATCGGTTCAAACGCCGCCGCAGGTGCGATGCACTTGTTGGTCGTTGATGTTGTTGTGACGGCACAATCCGCCGCTACCACCTTTGACTTGACCGACACGGGAATTACGGGTGTGTCAGGCACGAGTGTTCTCAGTGTGTTGAGTGTCACGAACCAAAGCGGTGGCTTTGAAGCCCCTACCCTCGTGCGTTCATCGGGAAGCACTGTCGCTTTCACTTCCGCCGCAGGAACAGCGGGCGACACCCACCGCATCGTAGCATTGATTTATGCTTGATTGGGGGTCGTCTTTTGACGATCACCGTTCAATATGTGGGCGACAGACCCTATGTGGAATTCACCGAAGGTGGAGTGACATACGGTTTCAGTCGGCAAAGCATTCGTGAGGACATCCCTCGCCACTTGGCTGAACGATTCAAGGGTGATAACTTCCCTCAGTGGTCTGTAAGTGGGTTTGAAGAAACAGTCGTTGCTGAAAAGACAAAGCAAATGGCTGAGGCTGTTGAGCCAACCCCTGAGCCTGTTGTGGAAGAAGCACCACAAATCACAGAAGAATCGGAGTCCTTTGATGAAACATGGACAAAGGCAAAAATGGTTGAATGGTGCGAAGCAAATGGCGTTGAAATTGACGCTCGTGCAAACAAATCCACCATCATTGAAACCGTTAGAGCCTCCGCATCAAGCGGAGGTGACGAGTGATGGCCGAATACAAAGCCACGCTCTATGACGGTGAAGCACGATACGCAGGTCGCACTCGTGTCAATCGCCTCGTCTATGAATTCACTCAAGACGATTTGTCAGGCAACACTACGGTGACGGTTGATGTTGTGCTTAACGGCCAAGTGAACAACATTATCCTTGACGCAACCCGTAGCAAATTGACAACAAACACCAACGCCCAAGTGCATGGTGGAACATTTCAATTGCTTTATGCTGATTTAGATGACGGTGCAGGATCGGCTTTGCCACTATCCTATCACGAGCAAATCAGCAACCTTGACTACACCACCGCCTCTCCACGCCCCTACAAATTTCAAACGGCTGAGGGGGCGGCAATTCAAGCCGCACCCGCACAACAGGCGAATTCTCTTGTTGTTCGTGCAGGTGTGAGTGGGCATTCATCTTCCCCCGAAGCCCCCAAGACTCTCAGCAGTGGGGGAACGGCTACATTAGTTGATGAAGTCGCACCGTGGACAGGTATGGTTTGTGGTAAAGTGCAAATCAAATTGACGACAGGAACAGCGTGGGCTTCGGACACGGGTTCAATTTTTGTTGTCATCGTGTATAACTGAGAATATAATTAAATAGGAAATAGACATAGGAACGGGTGAGCGACATGGCTTTGACAGTAGTGCAATTAGGGCGTAATCAAGTTTCGGGAAGCAGGATTTCGGCTTCTCTTAAAATCACTCCTGATAATTCGTGGCTTGCGGCGGGTGAATCGCTTGACCTAACTCAATATGTCCCTGCCATTGAAACCGTCACCATTGACTCCGATAGTGGTGGCTATGTGTGGAAATATGACCGAACAAACAAAAAATTGCTCGCTTACGGCAACCCTGCCGACCCCAATGTAGCAGTGGGTGCTTTGGCGGCAATCCCTGACTCCACAGATTTGTCGGGTGAAACGGTCTATATCACGGTGACAGGCACTCGTGCATGAGGTTCGCCCAACGGGGGTGAACCAAAATGGCACGAATGAAAGTCCAAGAAATTGACCTTGACACTACAATTGATATTCAGCGAAGGCGCAAATTGCGTATGGCTGAAATTGCTAATGCTTCGGGTTCATCATTTGATGAAAGCGAATCCCTGTTCTCCAAGAAAAACATGGACAAATTCTCCACCAACAAAAAGGTGGAAATCAAACGCAACGAGCGTAAAAACATTCAAAACATAGGCTCAGGCACACGATGCCGTGGGTGCGGAACACTGTATTTCTGTTGGACACCCAAATGTGGTGTGTGCGGGGATGCGATGCACTTTAACATGGGTAGTCACATCATGGGTTAGGTGAGAGTCAATGCCACGCACTTTTTCACCCGGCCATCGCCCCGATGCCCCTCTTTATCCTGATGATTTGGTCTATACCGATGTGGCTCATGTCGCTGATTTTCTTCAATTGCCTTTGCCCGATCCAACCGCACTTAGCGATGACTCGGTGATTGATGGTGCAAACATCAAATTTCCTATCAGCGGTGTGGATTATCGGCGGTGGGGCTATTCCGCCAACGACACGGTGTTGGTCTATGATGATGCTGATGCTCTCGGCAAAACCTACACCGTGACTTCAATCGCTTCGGTGGGAAGTGGTGGCAAAGTGTATGTCATCGCTACGGCTGAGGGGGCTGAGTCATTCACCACAGCCAACAACGCTTACATCCAACATCAGTCGGCTATCACGAACAGCAAAGAACGGGGTATCAAAAAGAGCCATGTTGAAGAATTGATTCGCACTCGTCAAGACTACATTGACAAGGTGACACGAAACGCATGGCGACCACGATTAGTGGCTGAGGAATATCAAAATTTCACCACATTCAAGCCATACCGAAGGCGGTATTATACAGATTATGTCGGTGCTATTTTCCTACAAAACGGCAACATTCAACGCATTCTCAAAATGGGTGCGTGGCAGGGGGACTATTATCGTGAAATGGCGGCGGCACGAATTGGGTTGCAGGTCAGCGACCACACGCTTGTGTCGGGCGAATCTATCCTCCTGTGTCCCGGTGCTAACGGAGTGGCTACGCTAACCGAAGGTTCGGATGCACAGACGAAATGGAGGGGGGATTTTGATCACAAATCCGCCGCCGAGAACATTGGTGCGCTCGTGAACAAAGACCCCGAATTTAAAAAATCGGCAATTCAAATTGGCTCATTAACGGCTGAAAATAGGGAGAGCGCGAGTGCGGCGTTGAATGTTCACGATGAATTCTTGGCTATCGCCAACAGCGACAACGGTGATGGTGTGGTTGAGATTTCATCCATGCGTAGCACCGAAGGTGGCGCAAACGCTACAATTGCCGTGACCCATAACACCGCCCTCACCTATGACAGCAACAAATACAATGAGCATACGGCAACGGTGACAAGCGTGACGGGTTCACCTGCGACTTCATTCACGGTGGATAGTGCGGGCGGATTTGTCAAGAGTCATGCGTTGGTTTTCATCAAAAGCGGAACAACCAACCGTATCGCACTATGCACCCTTTCAGGCACGACTTTCACCATTGTCAGCGATCAACAAAACGATTTTGACGGCAACATCGCTGAGGGTGATGTTATCCATCAAGTGTCATTCAAATGCGACATTACCGATGAAGAACGCCAAAAGTCATGGTGGTCTGTTGAAGAAAACGGCATGATTGCCTTCAACAACGAATATCCGTTCTTTGAGAATCACTCCCTACGCTGTGCCTACATTTACGGCAACAGGTATGTGGACAAGTCTATTCAGGAGGCTTGCACCAAATTGGTCGTTATGGATATTTTGATGAGTGACGATTACAGCGTTATGTTCCCCGAAGGCACACAAAACATTGATATTTCGCAGAAGCATCAAAAATTAGAAGCGGAAGTGTCCAAATTGCTCGTGCCGTTTCAAGAAAGCATCATCGTAGCGGGAATGGGAGGTTGATGACATGATTGAAAAAGCACCACAACGACAAGTGACACCACAAGGAAGAATCATTGATCATTGTGCTGACTGTGGCAAATACGGAAGGATTGAAAGCAACACATCGGGTCGTGACCTATGTGGCACTTGTAATGTCAAAGCGAAAGCAACAGATGCAGGAATGGATGCGATGAAGGAGTGAGGTGCTTGGAAGAAGTCATCAAAATGTTTCAGCAAATGCACAAAGCAAGCAAGGAATTACAGCGTGCATTGATGGATGAAGCGGAGAATGGCGAAGCATACCTTGAACGCATGGCTGAATATGAAAAGAGGACACACGAAGAGGATGGAATTGAGTTATCCGATGAGGATTTGGCTAAAATCATGCAAACGCATAAGGAGTCCAACCCATTCGCTTCAAATAGGGCGAGTGCCTTAGCACGATTCACGGAGGCGATGAGAGGTGAGTGACGCTATTGCTACGGTGGTTTCGTTGCTTGACCGCAATTGGAATGTGTCGCCCAAGCCATCCATTTTGGATATTGCGAATGTGGATGTTGGGGAAGGGAAACGGACACGCCTTCAAGACCACGACATCATCCGTATTTTTGAAACGGCTCACAATGAAGCCCAACCTGAATTGTTCTTTGATTTTGTCAATGAACACATCAACCTCACCATTGACATTCGCACCGTCAAAAGCCGTGAGCGTTTGTCAGCCCTTCGTGACGAAGTGCGGAGGATTCTTCACGCAAATCGCAAAGGCGATGGGGTCAATTTTGACCGACTCATTTTCAAGACAAGAACAGACTTGTCAGATCGTAGCAAACGGATGTTTCGCTACACAATGCAAGCGGAGGTTGTCACCTTCGCCCAAGCCTTACCGACAGTGGCGTGATGAAAAATGGCTGTAAATCAAGTGTATAAGGGCGATTTGGTTGAAGTGTCAATGGCTAAAGAAACGGGTTTCTTTGGACAAGGTGACAATTCGTCTGATGGGTGGGCTACCGCAAACGGCTCAACCGACAATTCAAGTGTCATTACAATTGGCTCAAATGTTTATTGGTATCAAGAAATCCCCAAAAATATGCTTGTGGGTGCGACCCTTCGCATTTATTCATCGGGTGGTTCAAACGCCTTAACTGCTGATGATTTTGCTTCAACCCGCAGGTCGTATTACATTACGGCAAACACCGACACCACCATCACAATTTCACCACGCCTCGCCACTACGGGTGCTATTACCGCAAATACGGGCGATTATTTCATTATTGATTCGGCACGCATTCCGACAATGGATGCTGAAATGACCTATGCTACGCCTGATGATAGAATCAAGGCAGACCAATTCTTGGGTTTGCTCAATTCATTCGCTCTCCCTGAACCCGAAGTGGATGTGCGAAAGCAACACATTGTCGGTATGGGCCGTGATGTGAACATTCTCACGAGTGGTCGTGAAATGCTTCAAGGTGGGTCGTTTGACACAAACGCCCACAGTCTGCGTTGGCTACGCTACGGGCTTGGTGGACACACGGCTCTTGGTTGGGGTGAATTGTCAAATGTCACAGGGGCAGATACCGTTTTGACGGAATTGCCATTAAACATCAATTATGGTGCATCGGCTTCATTTCAAGCACAGCAATATGGAAGCGCAAACACCGATGCTGTGACGGGTGTGGACTCAGGCACAGGGGCAGTGGGCATCGGTTCAAACATTGATGCGAATGCTGATGCTTTGCTCGGTGCAAGAAGTGCGGGGACAGGGGCAGGTTCAACAATTAACCTAACGGCTTCAAGTTATGCGACCACTCACGAGAATGCAGGGGCATCGGGAGGTGTTTTCAAAACGCTTTCAACCGATGGTCTTTCAATGCTTTACGGCTCTTATACGAGTGCGGTGACAACCACCTTATCAGGATGTGCTACAATCAGCACCGAAGATGCTGTGACGAGAGCAAACGATGCTAATGCTGTAATTTATATTCTCGCCAAATTGGAGGCTGACATCGCACACGGTGACATTCGTGTGAATGTTGGATCCACAATTGCAGGGCGTTTCAGCGTTGGTGAATACATTCAAATCGTGGATAAAGACACTATTCAAATTCCCGGTGCTGATGACGAATTGCCCACCATCAACAAGCATGAAATTCGCAGGGTCATCGCCATTGACGGTGCGTATGTCTATGTTGAAGAACCGTTTTGCCTCACACACACCGCCACATCCTGTGGTATTGACCGTATCATTTTCACCTATGATTCAACACAAGGTGCAACACGAAGAGGAAGCCCCGCTATCCTTGATACCACCAACGAATTGCGATACGGCATCACCCACACATTCTATGGAAACAGCAGTGTGCCAACCTTCGCTATTGAGCAATCGTTCCGAAAGAGCGATGCTACGCCCGGTTCGGAACACCTATTGCGTGTGTTCTCAGGATGCAAGGTGAACAGCGTGACCTGTTCGGCTGACACCGAGGGCGAAGTCAAATTGAATGGCGAATACGAAGCCACCCGTATGTTCACCGACACGGAGTCACGCTTTGCCACACCTCACCGACTGTTTGAGAACACCGCCAACACCAACATCAAGCGAAGGGTTTCGGGTATTGCCGTGAACGGTGAGAAGCCTTATTTGTTTCAACACATCATTTTCAGTGCTTTTGGCGCACCTGTGGTTCGTGCTACACAATTGGAATTCAGCGTGAACAACACCAACACGGCACGCTATTACATTCGTGGAACGGATGGCACATACGCATCCACCGATCAAGTGTCGGAGGCGGCGGTCAATTACGCCACTGAAATTACCGAAGCACAGCGAGAATATACCTTCAAATTCAACGCATTGGTGGAGGACAACCGCTTCTTTGAGCAATTGCGACAACGAAAACACTTCTTGAATAGCAACGACATCACGATTGTGTTGAGCAAACCGGGTTCGGCAAGCAACCGCCAAAGGGCTACAATCACGATTGAGGATTACACGGTATTGAAGGCTGAAATGCCTATCCCCGATGATAAAGGCCCGGTCACAGCAAATGTTGAATTAGCGGTGCGACATCTTAAAGTGGAAGAAACAAATCCATATCCAATTCTGTGAAAAGGATTATATGCGACAGATGTGAGGGTTGATACAGATGGTAAGGCTAACAGGGTTTGTGATTATTGACGGGCGAAAGACTTCTCTTGATTGGACTGTCATGCCTGATGGCGTGATTGTCAATGCAGGAAACCTATCCTCGTCAAATGTGGAGGCAACGGTGGACATCACCCCTCCCGCACCACCTGTCCCTGAACCACTATCCACGCCCGCACCTGTTGAAGAAACACCCACCGACTACGAGTCAATGAACAAGACTGAATTGATGACACTTTGTAGTCAGCGTGGGCTTTCAACATCAGGCACAAAGGCTGAGTTAATCGCTCGCCTTGAGGCTGACGATAGTGGTGAAGCCGAAACCGTCAGTGAAGGTGAAACAGATGAAGAAAGCCAACCCCAATGATTTGGTTGCATCAACAGACGCAACAGAACACACGATTGACACCCCATTCGGTGAAATGACCGTGTGGGTTAAGGATCTGTCGTGGATTGACAGGCAAAACGCTCTCACAAAATTCGTTTCGTTGAAACAAGGTGAGGATGGCACACCTCAACCAACCATTGATTTTGGTGGCTTTTGGAAATTCTTGCTCGTGAATTGCATTGATAGGACTGAACCCGAATTGACAAAGAGTCAATTGCTCAACATCCGACCCGAAGTCGGTCAAGAATTGGCGAAAATCCTGCCCTCGTTTGATTCGCTCACCGAAAGCATGAGCAACCCATCAGGCCCTTTGGAATAACCCTTGATGATGTTCGTGCCTTTACAACATGGAACGGAGAGGGTGAAATCCCCGTATCTCAGCACAAATTGCCTGTGCTGATTAACCAAATGCCCGTTTTCTTTTTGGGTCGTTTCTTCAATTGTTCGCCTCATCAATGGGATGGGTTGCCCCCTGAGCGTGTGATATTGGACTATTACACGATGGTCGCATTCAAGGAAATAGAGGCAAAAGAAATGGACAAATTGAAGCGTGAGAACGCTGTGGGTCAAACGAAGGGGAGGTCTGTCAAGACCACAAGCGACATAGACTTCTTTGAACGGATGAATGCGGGGATGAAGTGATGGCGAGGGGCAACAAGCAAATCATGGGCATGGATGCCGCCCTTCTTGATGTCATTCAAACCCTCAACAAATACCAAGACCAAATTATCCGTTTGCCCAATCAGCACCAAGTGCTTCTCAAGACTTTAGGGCCGATTTACAAATCCTACACCAAAGTCCAAATGATTACGGATAGCGTGACAGGCTCGTTTAAGCAACAAACGAAAACAGGAGGTGTTTTGACAAAAGCCCTCAAAGGATTGGCTATACCGCTGACATTGGTTCTTGGTTTGTTCAAGGGATTGACAATGGCGATTTTTCCCATTGTCGGCATGGTGATGGCGATTCTTGGGGTGATGATGCTCTTTACCGCCGCATTGGATCAAGGAGGGGGTTCGCTTCGTGCTTGGTTGGAAGAAATGCCGATTATTAGCACCGTGTTTGGTGCTGTGCAAACCGCTGTTGATGTCTTGAAGGGTGTGTTGAGTGGTGAAGGCGGTGGGGGCTTGTTTGCACCCGTGTTTGAAAACGGACAAAAAATCATTGACGAATTGTTAGCCCTATGGGAAACGCTGACTACGAGCGTTTCTATGCCTTTCAATGCTGAGGAAATTTTTGGCGGGATAATGACGACATTGGGCATCCTGTTCACCGTCATCTCCGAAGGCGTATTGACGAGCGTGACGCTTGTGACTTCACTTTACACAGCCTTGGCTGAATCAGGTGCAATTCAAACGGTCATTGACGGCATTTCGTCTATATTCACAGCACTCGGAACACTATGGTCGTTCATCACCGCACTATTTGGGGATTCGGCAATCAGCGATTTCTTTCAAAGCATTCGTGATTTGTGGCAATTCTTGGTGGATTGGTTGCAGAATTCGGGGATTTTTGAATTTATAGGAAACATTATCGCACTTGTCTTTGAAATCGTTTCAACCATCATCGTTGTGACGGGCGTAATTATTGCCGTAGTGATGAAAATTATCCAAGTGCTGTGGCCCTTCATCGCACCGTATGCAAAAATGGTGGTTTCGTGGTGGGGGATAATTCTCGCTGTTGTCATGGGAGTGGTGAACACCGTCATCAAGGTCATTCGTGCCGCACTTGCTCTTTTGCGTGGTGATTTGGATGGTGCGGCGAAAATTTTCAAATCCATCGGTGACACATGGAAGGGCGTTTGGGAAGGTATCAAAGGACATTTCGCAAACATTGTTGATGCCATTATGGACTATCTTCAACCAATCATTGATGCAATTGATGTGGTGGTCGGTGGCATCAGCAGTGTTGCGAGTGGCATCGGTGGTGCTGTTGGTGGTTTGCTTGGCTTCTCCGATGGCGGTGTTGTCAAAGGGCCGACATCAGGCTATCCCGTTGCCTTACACGGAACAGAAGCCGTTGTGCCTCTCCCTGACGGGCGTTCAATCCCCGTCACCATTGAAGGCATGGGTGGTGGTGGAGGCACGAACAATGTCAATATCACCGTCAATGGTGCGAGTGGCGATCCACAAAAATTGGCGAGAGCCATAAGCGATGAAGTGTCAAAGGCGTTTAGAAGCCGAAGCCGTAGTGGTGGATTTAGCAGGGGTGTTTGATTATGCCGATGATTCAATTGATCAGGCGTGACGGTAAAATCATTGAATTGGAGGCAACCTCCGTTGCCTTTGATGTGCTTCGTGGTGTTCAAGTGTGGCCCATTCCGATTGCAGGTGTGCGTGCGGCATTTGACATGAATGACAACAGATTTAGCATCGGCATCAAAGGCATCCTCACCGATGATAATGTTGCATCAAGTGCGGTTGGTGCTACGGCTGTCCTTGATTTGTCACGAGGCACAGGGCTTTACGATTCTTGGTTCAAGCAACAACAAGCCCAAGGAAGAAGCACTATGAACGCCATCACAGATGCGTTGCATGGCAAAGAATTCGTTTTCAAATCGTCAGGTCAAGTGACGGCTGATTTGGGGGAGAACATCACCTTGCGGTTTTATCAATCGGGTGTGCCTTCGGCTACGGTTGCTACAAAAAGCATCATCCCGGTTTATGTTCCTGCGAGCCTCGCTAACACAGAAGAAATTGCCGATGCGATTGTCACAGCACTAAACGGTGCATCAGTCAAAGTCAATGGGGTCACAACCATCATCACGGATATTTTCACCATATCACAAAGTGCGGGTGATAAGGTGAACAGTGGTTCGCATCAAGGAGTCGGCACTTTGACAGGGGAAAAGGTGACACTCACCAACATTATCAAGAGTGCTGATGGCAATACGCCATTGACGAAACAGGGTGATTTGGTCGTTAGTGGGAACGCTGATTGGTCGCACTCTTTCTTCTCATCCGCCTCGTTTGTTAATGGGGTGTCAGGTGTTCGCATGACACGGGGTGACAAGGTGCAGGATTTGCTCAATATGACCGTGAACGCATCAGCGGGTGGTGGTTTAATCAACCCACAGTCATTCACAGGCGACTTGATTGAAATGCCTGATTCACTCGCTTCGTTTGATGTGGGCAAATTGCTTCGCATTGATCAAGCGGAGTCCGTTAAGAAATATATTGTTGGGTTGCGAATCCCATACGAATCGCTGATTTCATCCAATGTTGATATGCGGGAATTGCGTCAATTCGTCATTCCGACAGGGCCGGGAACGGACTTCTCGGCTGTCAAAAACACGGGTGCATTTGACCCTGTTGATAACATCTCAGGTGAAATTGTTCGCCCAAACCCGTATCTCCGTCAAGGTGTCGCTATCAGCGGTGTTGTTCAAAAATTCACAGCGACCTATGAAGCGGGCGATTCTGTTTGGAATTACGATTTGGAATTTGCGGCGGCGGAACAATTGTTGGGGATTTGATATGCCTCTCCACAAAGTCTATTCAAAAGCCGTGAGGCTAAATGGATATACCGATGGGATGGTTGTGCCTACGGGTGCATTCCGTGAAAGTGGTGTTGATTTATTCCCAAATAGCCACAGTGAAAAGACAGGTGCAACCAACAAAGTGTCGGTCTATGAAAGCGATGAGCCGAAAATAGGCAGACGACACTTCCCAATGGAAAACAACGGACTCAACAACCTCATCGGTGCATTCACCATTGAAGCATTCGTTATTCCCGACCACGGTGGCGTGATTGTTCACAAACCAAACGCATTCACGCTCAAGGTGGGTGAGCCATTTCAGCCCGCACCTGTGGTGTTTGATGTTGAAACACGGACAACGAGTGAAAGGCTTAGCACCAATTTCAATGTGCCAACGGAACAGGTGTCGTGGGGAACATATACCGATGGGCAATCAAAACCCCATGATTTAGCCCTACCTTCTCGTGAATTGATTTATGTCAATGCTCAATTCACCTCCAAGAAAATGTCAATTTTCATCAACGGCAACCTTGCCGCCGAACAGGACTTTGGGGGTGATGAGCGACTTATCAAAGCGGGTTCATCCGACTTATTCATTGGGGGCGAAGGTGGCGAATATCGGGGTGTCATTGAAAGTGTGCGGATTAGCAGGGGTGCAATTGACCCAATTGTGAAACCTTTGACGGCAACGCCTGACACAGTGGGACTTTGGGATTTTGAGGATGAGGATGACATACCCCAATTATTTTTCTTTAACAACAAGAACCCTGCTCATCCGCATCAAGGCAAAGACGGAGTGGGCAAACATACAGACGGCTTGATGCCTATACCGATGGTTTGCGTGGGCTACGATTTCACAAACATTGATCCGGGTGGTGCTGTCACCACAGCGAGTGGACACCCGCTTAACTTGGCGAGTGGCTACAAATACGGATATTTTCGCATCCGTGACTTCCCTGACAGCGTTATTGCGGGCGTTGAGGAAAGGGCTACGGCTTTGGAAATGCTTGCATCGCACATTCTTTCTGTCCCAATCAATGAATTGCCGTTTCAATCATGGTGGGATAGTGGGCTGTTGGATATTTCATCAACCATTACCAACGCCACCTATCACTCCGATGGCATCCCCGTATCAAACCTCAACGCTATCATAAATGCGTCAGGCACTAACCCCGTGACGGGTGGAAGTGTGTCACCATTCTCGTATTATCGGGAGAGCGACACCGCCCCATATTCGCCCGAAGGCGGAATCAATCTTGACCCAATGGCTAATCCAATTGAGCGTATGCGTATTGTCGCCATTGACTTTCAAGGGAACAATTCGTTAGGCCGACCCCCTTGTGTTGTAGTGCAATCCACCATGCTGTCGGGTGATACGGCTGAACCAACCACACAGGGATTTTTGTTTGACCATTCGGACAATACACCTGTTTGGTTCACACTTGGCAACGGTGATTTGGTAATTGACCCCGGCAAACAAGGAAGCCGACCAAAAGGACAAATGACTCGTGCGCGATTCAGTCAAAATCAACGCTTTACAGACCGCACAGGTTTGGGCAACGATGCCTATTGGATTTCACGCAAGGCTCGTTTGACTAATGGAATGAAAAACAAATTGCACACGGTTTCGGGGACACAGGCTGACATTGAGCCACCTCACGGCAACGATTTGTTGGTTTGGCTTGATGCCAATGACAAAAGCCAATTGTTGCGTGATGACGCAACGGCTGTCGTCACTAATGATGAATTCGTATTTTGGTGGAAAAACAAAGCACGAGGTGGGCCAACAACGAGTGCGGGAACAAATTACCATTTCTATTCGTGGGGCAACGGATGGCGTTGGAAGGAGAATTGCGGGAGTGCGAACAACCGTTCAGGCTTGGTCGCTGTGAGCATCACCGAAGCCGTTCAAAACCCAAGTGGCCCGTATATGTGGCCGGGCGGAACACCAACCATTGAACCGGGTGTTATTATCCCCGACTATCCAACGGGCGTGACCTATTACAAGGGGTCATCGTGGGTGAACGGTTTTGGGAACACAGGGACTTCAAGAATCAATCATCACGCATCAATCACTTCAAAGGCAATCGGTGCTGATCATCCAAGTGTTCTCTATTCGGGAGGGCCAAGCATGACTGATGGCGACCATTCATTCTATTTTGTAGTGACACCATCGGCATACGGAAGTGACCCGTTGGGCTTGATTCATTCCGAATCAAATGACGGACTTGTTATCCGCTTGAACAATGGTTCATCACAAATGACCGCTGAAAGCGACACTGCACCTCTCGTCACTCATGGTTCGTCGCCAACCGCAGGAACGCCTGTTTTGGTTGCCGTTAGGACAAAGCAATCAGCATCATTGACGATTGATATGCTTGTGCGGTCAAATCGTGGTGCTTCAAGCGACACATCCAATGCCTATTGGAATCCATCGCCCGCTATCATTTTTGATGACACTGCCGCACAAACGGGTGGGGTTGAATTGTTTGGTGAAATGACTTCAAGCGGTGCGGGAACAAACGCCATTGACAACATGGCTCAAAACGGCTTTATTGTCCATGAAGTGCTTATCTATCCAAAGCACCTAAGCACCTCCGAGCATGACGATGTTGTGCAGTGGTTTGAGGACAGGTATGGGGTGTGATGAATGACTGAATTGACAGAAACACTCATCCTCACGGCTATCGCTACCGATTCGGGAACAGCGACTACGGAATTGACGAATGCCGTGAACAATTTGGCTCAAGGTGGGCCGATTACGCTTGTGCCAATTCTCCCCGGCTATTCAGGCCCACCGATTGAAATTTTTCAAAACGAGGCGGCAATTTCGGCTTATCACACAATCCGTTGGCTTGTCACCAAAGGGTTGGCGACGGGTGCGGCATTACAAGCCTCTATGTTGGCTAATTTTAGTGCCAATTTTTTAGCCCCACCCCAACCACCATCGCACACGGTTAGTGACTTGGATGATTATTTCTTTCTTCATGCAAACGGAGGTTCAACCATCCTCTCGTCAGGTGACATCACCGCCGCATTCAACGGTGTGCCATCCATCACAATTTTCGGAAGTGGCAACCCACCTGCGACGGGTGATGAATTTACATCGGTATCAGGTAATGTCATTGAGCCAACAACGGATATTGCAGGTATGTGTGGTTTGACAACCTACAATCGTGTGGAAGGTCACTTCTTTTTGAAGCAATTGCCTCAACCAAAAATTGAGTCTGTTAAACGCACTGTTCAAGGGTTAGCAGACCAATTTGAAAGCCAATATGAAGATCCGTATGCGAAAACATTGATGACTCAAAATGAAAAGGTCAAAGTGACCGAGCGTGTGTTTGTTGGCGAAGCACTGAATGTGCAAACCTCATCACGAGTCAGCACATATACAACAGTCGGCACAAGCATTGTCAAGCACGCTATTGTCGCTCAAGGTGGCAATTCTTTCATTGACACGACCTATGGGAATGTAGTGTCGTCATCACAGGACACAATGGTGGCTATTGCTGTGGAGGACATTCGCCCGTTCTCATTGAAAGGTTTGGACACCGATGAGGATGCTTTGTTTGACATGATTGACCCAACCAAACCAACCAACGAAAATTATGTTCGCCATGTCACTCCTGAGAAGGAGAGCCGAATTGCTGTGTTGGAAACCCCCCAAGCCCTCCGTGATGCAGGAGGGCCACCACAAATCCTCATCTATTATAACGCTATTGATCCAACAGGTGAATTGGTTGCGGGGTGGAAAGGCGACAATTCGTGGTTCACCCCCGCATCCCACGCTCAAACATACCGAAACGACATTGACGGTATCAACACCATGTCAAAGAAAGGTTGGTTGATTGTTGAAAAAACCATGCCCGATACCAATACGGTGTTCGTTGATAACTCCAATGGCTACCCTGTATATCGGTCTATTTTGGATTGGATTAGGCGACCTTACACAGCCGTTCAATTTGGTTCACCGCCTACATGGGATGCTCTCACCCTGCACGCACCGGGTGGACTCATCACCATACCCTCAAAGGATTTTCAATCAGGTTTAACCAACCACTCGTTGCGGGCAAATCCCACAGGGGATTTGGCAATTTCGCCATTCGTCAATGTTGAAAATTGCGCTCACACCGTCATTCAAGAAACAATTGCGGGCAACCGCATCCGTGACGATGGGTATGGTTCTCCAATCGCCATCAGCAACACACGCTCAATCACTGACAAAAATGACAGCATTTACCATACCGTCACCATTCAATCATCAAACAAAAACAAAGACACGATTACCGACAATGACAATCCATTCATGCAACCTGTCAATTACGAACAATTTGACATTATTGATAATATCGTTGAGGCTGATCGTCATTTGTTGCTAATTCATCCATCAAACAAGAACAGGACAAAGACCCTCAACACCATTTACACACAGCAAAACGGAGTCAATTCATATCACAATTGCACCATTGAAATGACTTTGATGCGAGGGCGCGTTGAAGAAATCAATCCTGTGAGTGGCGATATGTCAAGCGGGGGTGTAGCCCTTCGTGGTCGTTCACAATTGATTGACATAACCGACAAAATAAGTGAAAGGGACTTTGATTTGAATGAAGGTTTCCCAATCAAAGAAATCGGTGATTTGGGATCGCCAACCGTGAGCATCACACTCGGTGGTTTGGGGCAAGGCGGTATTGATGTTGCCCCTGTGCGAACAGAACACAGCAAATTGCCTGTGTGGAAGGATAAGGTGATTGGGACAAACAACCCATCGGTGCGAAACGACAGGCAAACCTCCACCTATTACGCATCAACGAGAGCATTGGTTGAATTGCCGTTGTTCCCCTCAATGTTCTATGACATTGAGCAAATTTTGCCTGAGAGCGAATACCGAAGGAGTCCACTACCGAGCGATAAGTCAATGGAAATCGTTGTTGATTGCACCATGTCGGCTGTTAATCGCCCACAAATGCAAAATTATGAGAATCGGTGGGCAATTGATTGGGGGTTGCGAGGGGAGGTTTCATCCTTCAAAGTCCACAATTACAGCATGGTTGCGGGGCGAACAATCATTCGTTTCATGCGAGAAAACGCGTCGTCGTATTTGAAATTAGGAACATATTCAGGCGGTGAAACCACCGCCACAGGAGGTTCAGCCTACACGGATGCTTACATTGAGGTTGATGATGTCCAACCGTTTATTCAAGAAAGTGGAATTGATGTTCCGAATCACACCACTACAAGCACAGGTGTGTTAATCAATGCTTTGGGTGGTCATCCCATCGGTCAAACGAGCCTTACGGTTGATACGGTTGATGCTACCACCAAATTCAAACCCGGTGATGAAGTGTATAACCACAACACAGGTTCACTCCTTGGCATTGTGTCAAGCGTGACATCAACAAACATTACGCTTAGAACAGGCATACCCGAAGCGTTAGTGAACAACACACCGTTGGGTTCGCCATATTGGTCGTTTGGGGCGGCGGGTGCGACACCAAACGGCGACAATGGATTCGCTGTCACGATTGGAGAAGGCGTGATAAACGACACGGGCGGAATCCGTGTCCGTGTGTATAAAGTGTCAATTGAAGGATTGAGCCATCGTCTATATTTTGATTCGTGGCACGATTGGGCTGATAAAGACGCAACATTGAGTGAAGTGCAAGACCAATTCATTGTGGGTTTGCCCGTTGTGATGGGCTGTTGGCTATCGGATGATGATTTTCATTACAACGGCACAGTTAAGGCACTCACGGGCTTCTCCGCTACGGTTGGAACGAGCAATAGCACAATGGCTCAAGCGTTCATTAACCCAATGCGCTATGCGCTGTGTTTGGGGCGTTCAACCTCCGACAACAAAACAGCGGTTTGCATTGACCCAACAGACGACTCACGGCTGTTCATTAACAAAGGGCCAACAATGGAAGGATTTTCGTTTGACCCCGGCAATCATTTGTTTGGTGATGACGACTTCCCGCTTCAACCACCTGTTGAGTGCCGAACAGGACATTTTGCTCTAAAAGGCAAGCGTAATGATGAAACCTTAGACCATGTTCGCCCACTCCATATAAACTTTGGAACGGTTGCCAATTCAAAAAATGTCAGCAATTTCAAAGAAGGTGTCAATGAAATCATCCGACTCATCAATCAAGCAGGTCATCCCAATGCAAAAAATGCCAACGGTGGAAGTGCCTTCAATCCACCACAATTATTCACCGAAAACGATGGAACAGAAACAGTGTCAAGTCTTGATACAGGAACACACATGGGGTATGTGCGTGCATTTATTGGACAAGAAGTGGAGAGCCGTGATGGAGAAGTGGGCATATCTATTGTTATACACAGCACTATTCCGGGTGCAACAGGTCGCAATTTCGCCCTATGGCTTCACAACAACAGTCCTTATCCTTATCGCCCTATTCAAGCAATAGGACACGGTGGTTTGTTGGCTACAAACAGTCGGTCATATCAGGCTTCATCCTTTGCCGCCCCTTTGCCATTGGGCATGGATGGTGAAACACACATTCCGATCACTACATTTCAAGGCGGTGTTCACGGGCGGGTGGAGGATGGTGGTGGTAATTTGCGAACCTACAACGGAATCGGAAGTGAATTCATCATTAAATCAGTCAAAAATGCTCGGCAAAAAGACGGTGATTTTTGGCCTGTTTATGATGTTAATTCGTTCCCGCATATTGCTGTTGAAAGAAAAGCGTTGGATGTCATTAGCCGTTTATCACAAAACACCTCGTCTTTAAATCTCGGCTACATTGTCGTTGATGATGCTTTGATAGGGACTTTTGAAAATATCGTGGCGAACATTGGGGCAACGCAGTGCCGTGTAAATGGAGTCGGTGCGTGCTGTTTCTTGGGAACGGTGAAACCCCTTGATGACGACTTGACAAAGAAGTGGACTGAATTGTTTGTGGATCGCGAAGGCAATAGCAAAGAGGCGGTCATCAAAATCGTCTATCCTTTGCCTGATGCACACGGTATTCTGTTCTTTGGTGGTGGACACACGGGAACGGTCTTTGACATCAGCGATGGAACAGACAACGATTATTCGGACTTTTACACTCACCATTATTCTCAAGGCCCAACGGGGTATAGTGGTTTTCAAAATCTTCAAGAGGTTCAAACATCCGCCGCCGTATTGGATTTCACCAAATTGAAGAATAGCGATACCGTCAAAGAAAACACATATCGTGGATTGCATGGAAAATACACTCTCGTTTCATCGGGCGTTGCTGACAATTTAGCACATACGATGGACAACGATTGCTTGTTTTATGCACGCTTGAATGAAGGTGGGCTATTCAGCACAAATCACGGAACAGACGGAAAAGAATTGGTTCTTGAAACCCTCTTTGGTCGCAAATTGCTCGCCTACGGCAATTTTTCAGCATCGGCTATTGATGGGGTGGATGCACCCATTAGCGTTGATCCCGAATCAAAAGGAATTGACTTAGCGACAGCGAATAACGCCGCCATATCCCTTCACAAACAATCCGCAGGGATGGGTCAAAGCCCACAATTGCGTGTTCCTATCATTGATGCCGTCAATGACGATTGGTCGGTGTCATTTTTGTTCTCGGCTAAACCCAACACAGGTTCGTGGACAAGCGAAGCCTATGGAAATGGGCCTGTCATTCAAGGCATTGACACGAACAACGGGACATTTGGCGTGGGCATTGAAACCAAAGAAAATGGAATTGACCCAAACATGATGGATGTAATTATTTTGGTGAGAACAGCACAGGCTTTGGGAAGCCAATCGGATTACAGGATTACGCTTCTCGCACCTTTGCCCAAAGACGCATGGCATCATGTTGTGGTGGCGAGAACAGGAACATACCCAACCGCTTCTGTGTTTGTGAATGGTGTTCAAGAATTGAGTGCTTCAGCATCAAGTGTGACACAATTAGGGAACATTGATTCGTCATCATACCGCAACGGAACGGCAGGGAACAGTCCACATTTGCCAACCGCCATTGGTGTTCCTCATGTGACAGCATCGGGTGTCCTTGTGGACAAATCAGGTGGCTACACAGCGGGCGAAAATGTCACTATTGCCGTTGATACGGTTGATGCAACCACCCAATTTAGCATCGGTGATGCAGTGTTTGACCCAAGTGGGAATGTTATTGGGGTCGTCGCCTCTTTGACGGCAACCGCAATCACCCTAACAACCAAAAACATAGTCGCTTTGAACAACAATGACGATTTGCAGAAAGGCACAGTCCTTTCAAGTGGATTTTATGGGAGGAACACCAATATGCTCACTATCGCCACTGCTTTGCACACTTACACTGTATCGGGGACATATTTTTACGGGCGACATCACAGTGGAACATCAAACAACACAGACCCCATTTATTTCAAAGGCGGTCTTGCTGATATTGCTCTATGGAAAAAGGCTTTTACCGCTGACGAAGTGACGGAATTGTATAATGCTCTAACGGTGTGGGATTGACATGGCTGAGGTGAGTGCGTTCAAGCGACAGGATTACCCTGCCGACACACGCACTATGGGAAGTGATGACGCACGACCCCCAAGTGGCTATTTCAGCCTCCATTTCACTTATCCTGACACCGAATATACAGATGCGACCACTTTCACTTGGGCGGGTGGTGGCAACGCTCTCGGTATGCACTTTTTGGTGCGAACCAATTTGGCAAACGATTCTGTTGGCACATATAGCAACGGTGAAAATTTCTATGTGATTGATTTGAAGCGTGCGAGTGATGCGGCGAGTGCCGCCTCGTCGTCATTGACCTATGATTTGGGATCAAAAGAGGCGGCGATGATGATTGCATCCGCTATCAATTCATCTCGTGCGTATCAAACAGGGTCGCATTCACGGGGGCGATATTTGCGAGCCAAATATCAATCAATGTCAGGGCGAGCAAATTACGAAGGTGTAAATTGGAATCCTCTCGGCTTTTTGACAGGGGGCGAAGGGGGTTCTTTGCAGTGGGAAGCCAATGGTGATCAAGCAAAGGGTTCAGCAAATTACATCACCTTGAAAGAATCGTCGGGCAACGACTTGGTTCTCAGCACTATCCATCCCGGTGACAAGTTATACACCGCAGGTGCAAACAGTCGTTTTGTTGGAACAGCCCTTGAAGTGAGAGGCACAAAGGTATATTTGAAAGAGGATTTGGCGACTGATTTGAGCAACAGTGACCCAATTCGGCTTGGAAAGGTGCTGATGTCATTTGATGAGTTATACATTGGCGAAGCCCTCAACAACGCGCCGACAGTGCGTTTGCCAACCGACATACCACAAAAGGGCAAATTGACAGCAACCTTCCCATCCACCGAATACATTCTGTATTACGATTCATGGGAGGTGGTTGCTGATTCAAATTTTGGCTCATTAAATCAAACAGGCCAAATTGCTTTCAATGTTTATGACTACAACACCCCCTATGACTTTGATGGTGTGTTGGGATCCGAACCAACATGGACAATCCACAATGAAACAGAACAACAGCACACTGTCGTAGTGTCATGGGAAAGTGACACGCCGACAGGCGGTGGGTATTGGGGAACGGCAAACGGTGGCCCAATCGTTCAAGGTCTTGGTGCGCCACTTCCCGTGTGGTATCTCACCGCCAAGCCAATGGATGGTGGGAACATGGGGTTGCCCGACATTACGCACGAATCACGGGGCGCACAACCATCCGCTTTGAGTGGACACGGGTATAGCCGATTCTCCATTGAAGGATTGAATTCGTGCGTATTGCCCGATTTACCCCCGCCTGATATGCCTTTTGACGGCCCGGTTATCATGGGTGAAGTGGCATCCGACCCATTTCAATGGACAGGACTAAACGATCAAAGAACGGCTTTAGCCGATGATGAATTATTGCTTGACGATGTTGAATTCGGAACAGAATTAGATGAATTTGTTTTGAAAGAAACGGAGTGCTATGTCAGCACCAACGCAACATTGAGTGCGGGTGTGTCCCAATTTAACGCTATGACTCCAAACACAGCCTTTGGCGATCACTTTGAAATTGGTGATACAATTTACACAAAAGACGGACAAAGTGTTGGCGTGGTTGATGGTGTTAGGGGTATTCACTCTATGGGGTTGCGAGCGTTAGGGCCAGCCCGCCGAACCACAGGATTGGAATTATTGGGTGCAACTCAAAATACGGGTGTTTTATTCGTAAGCGTATCAGTGAGAACCTTAACCGTCACAGGAACGGATGCCACCACCAAATTTGCGGCGGGACAAGAAGTGTGGAGTCCAAGTGGTGAATTCGTCGGCCTTATTGACAATGTTCCGAATGCAACCACCATTAAATTGCAGGAAGCACCGTTAGTGTCACTCGCCATAAATGATGAATTACACAGGAAATCACTTGGATTAACTACGACTCACAATCACTTGGTGTTCTCGGCATTGAGTGGGGAATTTGCGGTTGGTGATGTTGTTGTCACTTCAACCAATGTTGAAATTGGAACGGTTGCTGATGTCTATGGGTCATCCATTGAATTGGTGGACAATCAGACGATTGCTCTTTTTGCGGGGACTGTCATTTACATTCGCAAAGTGAATTATGAAGTCATTGAATTGAATAGCGCAGGAACAGGCTATGTTGATGCCATAGGCGTGAATACAATTGGTGGTTCGGGAACAGGCATGACAGTGGACATTGTGACCTTTAGCGGTGCAATTATCAAGGTAAGGATGAATGCACCGGGTTCAGGCTATGTGGCGGGTGACATAATTGTGATAGATCAACCACCTGCGGGCGGTGGCGATATTCGCTATAACGGCAAGCCAACGGGTATAGAATATACGAGCAGTGATTTTGATTTGGGCATTCCCCTTGAGGTTTATGACGCAAATGCTGATGGCGTGACAACCGCTTCTCCTGAAGCGTTGGGTGCGGTCAGTGGAACGATTGGCGACTACACCTATGCCCCCAACCCCAATGTGTTGATGAACAGTGTGTCGGAAATTTTTGGTCGTTTGTTCCGTGGTGCTTATGTCACTTCAACACTTGGTTCATACACATTTTCACGAATGTATTGGCTCAATTTGGACAAAGACATAGCCACCGATACCCTGCTTTATCGGGCTTGTCCCACAATCACCCTATCCTCTCCCACTACCATTGATTTGGTGGATTCTCAGCCCCTTTACAAAATCAAAAAGACGGGTGATTGGTCGGTTGCATTGGAGAATGGGTATGAAATAGCGAGCAAATACGGTTCAATGACAAACGCCACCGAAAGTGATTATGCGACACTCAACAATATGCGACAAAGCACCACAGACAGAGCAAAGGCTGTTGTCAAAAACGGGTTGAAATCCGAAAACACGACAATTAGCACAAGCACAAGCCCCTTCGTGGGTTCTTTGGGCTATGTGAGTCGGCCTTATCGTGTCACGAGAACCGTTAGCGCCGAGCGTGTTCGTGGGCTATATGTGCCTAACGAAGAACGGGTTTGGGACAGCATTTCAGTCGTTGATGACAAAGGACAGGAATTGATTTTAGAAGGGGGGTCGCCTTTCGGAACGGTCATCAAAGACTTCACCTACAAACAGACCCGCCTCAATCCTAACACGGGAACAGAAACACCTCTTCCTTCAACGGTTGGAAGCGGAATTGAACCCAATTTGGAAATCAACCTCCCATCACAAGACGAAATACCCGGCAATATCATCGTGCGTTCAGGGCATGACCGTGTTCAAGCATGGAATAATTTGACATGGGGCATGGGTGGGTTGTCAGCACCGACTTCGGGCTTAGCGGGTGATGCTGAATCTTCATTGAAGGATGTGCAAGTCACAGCGTTTGACACACACGACAGGGTTTTGCACTTTCACCCTGTGCGTATTATTCACGACAAAATGGAGAGTCAATTTGGACTCACGCTCAACACCACCGCAGGTGGCGTGCCAAGCGGAACGACTCGCTTATTTGCGGCACACCGCCTTAGCGACCATGTTGAGCGTGGTTCTGTGCTATTGGACACAAACAACGGGGCTGACGGTTCATACCTCCACCCCCACCATCGCATTCGTTTTGGTCGTCAAGGCCACTCCTTTGTTGCACCATTAACCACAAGAGGCACACCTATGGCGTTGCGAAGGCAATTGCATCGCTCACACGGTTCGGCGTATTCGTTGCTCTTTGAGGCTGAAACAGAACACAAGCATTGGGGCTTTCAATCAGCCTACAATGGAGGCATAGACCCACCGTCAGCCACCGTCTATTACCTTGACACTTTGGAGGTCAAGAGCGAAGCCTACAATACAGGGTCGTTTGCATCCGATGGCTTCCCAATGAGCGAAATCAAAAACGCAGGGTTGCCGAATTGGAGAAGGTATGACGGTGCTACGCCCCACGACCAAATTGATTTGCTATTTGCACCCGGTCAATTGCATACGAAGGTTGAGGGTGCTACGGAACAAGCACAGTGGGTTTCGGGTTATTACAGTCAAAATTCTGCGGTCTTTGGGCCGTATGGAAGTGCGGCAACTTCCGGGCCAATTGCCCTCACCGTTGGCTCACGAACCGTCAATAATAGGCACAACGCAGGTGAAGAATTTGCCATGAACGGTTTCATGCTTTCGCAATATATGCTCATGGGAGGGCGACCAAACCCAACATGGATTCAAAATGGCTTTGAGGCATCCGATGGGTTGCATACCTATTATTCCTTGACAGGTCATCCTGCGGGTTGGCGAACCGCCCGTGTGGGAACAGAATTAGCCACCGTTCCCCCACTTATTGCTCACGATCCTGAAATGGTGAATATGTCGGCTGTGCCTGTCGCCAATGTGGAGTCCCCATCAAGCAGTGGGGATTTTGATGCGGAGGATTCGCACGCTGACTTGGCGTTGGTTTCATCAAGTGACACCAATTCAAACGCCATCCCCGATGCCTTCCTATGCACATGGCTTGCTGAATACAGTCACCCCGCTTTGCTTGGAACGAGCCGAGAGCAATACATGACATTCCGATACCGTGAAGCAGGTATGCCTAACGCTGTGGATCAACCATCAGTGCGAGGATTGTATTTGCGTAATGCCCCCGCCACCGACACGGATTCTGTGGATAAGGGAATGGCTTTTGAACGCATTTACGCATTTCAATGGCTACAACAATACGGCTACAACGGACTTAACGCAGGTGGACACGGCACAAATTGGGGTCAGCGTTCAGCGAGTGCGGTGTTGATGGGACACACAGGATTGCGTGAGCCACACGGCACGCTTGAATTGCGTCAGCATTTTGTGCTGAGGGGTGCAAGCACCCGCTATTCTCGTGGAGAAGGCATTGGTGACGGACTCAACCCACGCAAAGCCATCACGAAATGGGTATTGGATAAGGACACCACCAATTCGTATGAGTGGAATGAAATGACGGTGGTGCAAAATCCAATGGTCGCTGTGGATTTGTCACGGCGATTGCCTGTGCGAGCCTTTGGTTTCAAGGGTGCTTCGGATGCTCTCAATATGTTGGCGGGCGACCCCGCTGAAACCTCATCCTCAATGGATGCTATATTGCGGTCAGCCCGTTTTGATGGCGGGAAGCACGACAGCATGAACGATTTGCCGACAGGCGGTGATTGGGCATGGGGTGACGGCACATACACAGGGATTGAACGCACTGTGCCTATTGGCATGGTTATCAGCCAACACACCAACGAAGGTATTGGGCGTGAGGGTTTCAACCGCTTGTCTAACACGCCTTGGACTGAGGCTGAAACACGGGTCGGCATGGGGCGGGTGCTTCAAGATGAAACACTCGGCATGGTATCGCACAGGGCTATGCCATCGGGTGTAGTGGATGCACACCGAACAGAATTTGCCACAATCACAGGCTCATCGGCTAAATTTTTACAAGCCAAATCAATGAACATGGGGTTAGACCCTATCATCGGCTTGAACCATCACTCAGGTGACAGAACAAAGGCGGCGAATTCTGTTGAAGCCGTGTATCAAGCGAGTGAATTTGGGGCAAGCGTGGGAAGTGAATTTTACCACCATAAAGGCAACAACCTGCACCTTAACGCACACCCCGTTGATGTCAAAATCAACGGTGACACCGACAATCAACATTTCCCTGCGGTTGGTTGGGGAACAAACCTCAACATGAAAGACAAGGGAGAAGCCGAGCGTGGAACACTCCCCATCCCACTTCACGAAATTGCCGATCACCGACAAGTGCAATCCGATGTTGCACCTCGTTTGGGTTTGAGTGTTGAAACGCACAGCGAATATATGACGGGGGAAAATAGCGATTATGTGGTGACAAGCACCAAGGCTGTATCGCTACACTCCGACTTGGCTGTGGGCCAAGTGTTCCCAATCACTCCATCATGGGTGCAGGACACACGATGGACAAAATATGGTGGGTCGGAAGGAAGCATCACAACAGACGCATCACGACCCGATGAAACATACGGGGGTCAATCCAATCCAAATCAAAAAGTTGCCAAACCCAAATGGTCGCTAAACGAAAATATGGATTTGGCATCGGTGAGCAATCCGTTTAGTGATGACATTCTCCAAGCAAACGGTGTCGGTGTCCGTGATCATTGGGCTGTTCGTGGGTCGGCTGATTTGCCCGCATGGGGCGGGGTGTTTATCCTCCGCAAAACATGGCTTGAACGCCCTGAAAACACAGACGCTTTGCGGTCAAAGCAAGGCGGGAAGAATGCGGCAATCAAGTCACAGGTGGCACAGCCTGTGCGAAAATATGCGGATTACATTGTGCGTATGGTGCGACCATTGAAGGTGTTTGGCTACACCACCAAGAACGATAGTGACGGCAACGACATGAATCAAGACGGGTGGTTGCTTGGGCCATACAGCACCGTCACCCAAGCAGGAAGCAAAGACCAACCATACACCCGTGACAAACGCTACGGTATGTTTGAAACGACAACAACAAGTCAAATTGGCGACATTCAAGGCATTTCTTCTCCCTACGATTCAGCACCAACGATTGAGTGGCCTGACGCTAACAACCGTGATGTTGTGTGGCATCTTATCCCATCAGCAAATATGCTTCAACACTTCAAAGCGGATGCTTCACGCAAAGACGCTGAGGGAAGAATTGTGCCATTGGTGGAAGCCCGATATTCACAAAGCACCCATGCAGGTGGTGGAGAATACATTTCACAAACAGAAACGGTATATGCAACGGATGACACGGTGGTGGTTAATCCATACCTCAAGCGCGACAAAGACGCTAATGCGGTTGTCAAGCAACCAAGCACAGCGATGTTGGCACTTGGTGCTAAGGCTGTGATTAAATTTGATGCAAAGAGTGCTTCGCCATCAAAAATCGTTGTTGATGATGCCACTTCGTTTGCACAATCGGGGGTGCTTGTCATCATCGGTTTGACGGGTCAAATCACCTATACAAGTCGCACTCATAACACATTTGACGGACTGACTTTGACATTTCAATGTGCCTCGGCTGATCTCACAGGCTATACGGTTCGTGCGGGCAAAAATACAGGTTCAGCCGTGTCAAAAATTGAAAACATAGCACCCACTTCACTCGGCTTGGTTGTGTTGCCCTCTTTGGTTGATAACGCTGTGTCGGTTGGTAAATTGCTTTCGGACAAATGGGATGCGACCACGAGTGACGATAGTGCAATCATCAATACCAACATGGGCTATCGTGGAATCGGACACTACAACCCATCTGACTTTTTCATGCTATCTGCTCAGACATTTGTGCTGAATGACGGACAAAACACGGGATTGATTTCATACAAACGGAACGCAGGAACAGGGGGAATGTCAAAGGTCTATGTTGATGGGACTGAAATGATACCCTCTCGCTTCCCACCATACCTCATTGATGCTATGAATCAAAAATGGCGGATCGCTAAAGCACAGAACAACGAGGGGGATGGTGATTTCTATGACACATTCTTGACATTCAAGAACCTAACAGAAAATTCACTTTCAGCGTCAGGGATGGAGATTAACAGTGTGCGACTTGGACACTTTATGGGTGTTGGGTTGCGAAGCACCGATGCCGCCTTATTGTTAATGAAAGACATCATCAAATCCATACCGGGAATTGACCTTGAAAAATTCCGTGTGTTCCTTGAACAAAAAGCCACCGATGCAGGTGTTTATGCGGATTATTCATCGGCTCATCATAGCACAGAAGTCGCACGACAAGCATTTCTATTCGCTCATCCAAACCTTCGTGATGCTATGCTACACAGCCATCACTTCATCAGTCGCAAAACACGAGGTATTGGTATTATGGATGCTTTGCGTGATTTGTCACGAATTGACGGCTATCAGTTATCATTGAGTGAAGAAGGGTTGTTGATTTATTCCCCTAACATTTTCATTGATATGGGGAGGCGGGTTGGAACAAGCAGTGGCCCTCGCAATATCAGCGTGAGTCAAATGCTTGAAATGGCAAATCAAGTGATTGTTGAGGGTGATGAAATCGCCATCAATGAAACGGTTAGGGCTTCTGTCAAAGACTTAGAGCGTATGAAACGCATGGGTGGGGTTGGTGATGATGAGGGCGTTGAGCGCACACTCAAGACGAGGGTGTTAGGAGTGAAGGAACGAAGCGTTGCTCTCCGTTTAGCGAAGGGCTTGTTGCGGAGAACCGAACAAGGCTCAGCACTCATTCGTGTTGAAGGACTCATCAAATGTAGTGACATCAAACCCGGAGAAATCATTCGTGTTGATTTCACAGCGGAAGCAATCAAGGGCGAATTTGTTGTCTTTGAGGTGTTCAATGACTACAACACAGGACTCACCGACATTGTGATGGGTCAATACGAAAAAGGGATAGAGGGTTTGTTGGCTGATCTGCAAACATCAACATCCACCACAAGTGACGACAATGCTACAAGAACCGATGAACAAATTGACATTACCCTGAATGCACCAATCCAAGTGATTTCAGCACACCGTGTGATGACACGATTTGTGAACGGCACTCGTTTGCTTATAGGCGGGCGTTGGCGTGGCGAACCAACAACGAATCAATTGGGGGTCATTGGTGTGCGTGGTGGTGATACAGGTGTTCTCATCAATAATGGTGGTGGCTACGCCACAAGCACCACCACGATGACCGTTGATGGCGTTAATGCTACGGAGAGGTTCGCACAGCACGATGCGGTTTTGAACGCTAACCATGAGGTCATCGGATATATCAATTCCGTCACCGCAACCACCATCACTTTGAAGGCGGGAAGCCTCGTAGCCGTGTCCGACAACGAGAGGCTTCGTGTTTCTTCAAGTCGCCAATTGCCTATCGGACACTCCAAATCACGATTCTATGAGGTGAAATAATGCCCGTTTTAGACCAAATCAAAGCCAAGTTAGCCGAACACCTCCAATCACTCGTGAGTCAAATGAGTCTTGGGACTTCGGGTGGTCGGGCTACCACAAGAGATGGAGGGGCAGGGAATGTTGCCTTTTCAGTCACCCCTACGGTTCAACGCATTGACGATAGAACGGTTTCGGTGACGGGCCTGTTTGACACTCAATTGATTGCGGCGAGTGATGTGAAAGAAGTCGTTGTGCATGGCGCAACCCCCCTTGACAACCCCGCATTTCGTGCATCGTTTGTGCCAATTAGCAAAAACCAAACCACCGAAATTCGTGTGGATGTGGTGATGGAGGTGAGGTGATGGGAACAACAGGACTTGGAGAAGGACACGAAAAGACAGGCACAGGGGCAACATGGCAATCCGATGGGTTGCGTGATACCGATGTGCTATCCACCGCCACCCTTACGGGTTTCCTTGAGCGTGGGATTGGCAACGGTGTCATACCCATTTCCTTGACGGATTACAGCAGTGATTCGGGGGCGGGCGATAGGAACAATCCCATCAGCGGGAATTGTTGTGTCCGACCCAATGCGGGTGGTGATGCTAACGAGATATTTGTGGATTCGGGTGTGGTGTGCCTTGACGGTGTGTTCTATTCCGTTGGTTCAGCGTCAGCGTTTGACATTGATACGGCATCCTATTACAACAGCCGATTCAATGCGGGCGGTATGGTGTTGCCATCATCCCTCAACGAAGAGTGTTGGGTCTTGGTGATTGCCGATCCCGAATTGACATCCACGAACAACATTGGTTTGGTCTGTGGCACAGTCGTTGATACAAGCACAGGCATTTACCCACAGATGCCTTCCTCTCACCTCATCAAGCAATCAGTCATTTTGGGGGCTGTGCGTGTCACCTATGCTACACCACTGAATGTCGCTTCGGTTGAGGATAAGCGCGTATTCATTCGTGGTGGCCCACTTCCCTTAACTGCGATGAAAGACCCATCGGGAAACGGCATTGACCCATCCAACGATTACGGCACTACGCCCGCACTATCGTCAGGGGCTTTGCCCCTCACCGACTTAGGCACACTCTATGCTCGTGACCCCAACGGGTTTCAAGTGAGTGCTACAAGCATTCACGGTGACGGTGAAACGCACCTGTTCTTTCAAAGCGACCAAGCCATTGGCTCAGGGGCGGGCGGTGCATACCAATTGACTCCTGTTCACAAACAAGCAAAAGAAACCATTTCCTATACGGGTGGTGGTTCATCAGGTTCGCTTTCTTTTACCCCTCTCGCTGATGAAACGGGTGGTTCAACACGACTCATCACAGCCGTTTGGTTTGGATCGGGCGATAGCCAAATGTGTCCATTGAAAGAAGGGCCACACTTCACGGTGGCGGGTAAATTGATTACCTTTGGTGACTTGTCACTCACCGTCATTTCCCCTCTCGGCCCACTTGGTGTGGGCGAGGTTGAATTCTATTACACGCACGCAGGATATTGATTACCATGAAGCGAATGTTCCGAGCAAAATTGGAACAACAATGTGATTCGTGTCAAACCGTAGGGCTTGCTCGGAGAATCAATGGGTTCTATGCAGGGAGTCGGGATAGGATATTTTTATGGGAGTGCGATACCTGCGGTCATATATGGCGAAAAGCGAAGCCGAGGCTAAAGCACTTGCCTTCGCTGTCGGATTCGGAGTCTTGAAAGGAAAATTTCACGGCTACACCCGCAACCCATCTGAAGGTCGTGCTGAACGACAGGCTAAACGCAGGGCGTATAGCGTGTCACGAAAGAACAAGGAGAAGCGAACACGAGCGAGGTATGCGCGAAACAAGGTTCGTGGCTCAGGGAGTGGTGCAAGACCACGCATGAGGCGTGACTTGGGTGCGGGCGGTGGTCGCATCAGCCGTGACCGTTAGAACAGCGTGCGTTGCTGTGGGAAATTTTTTGTCGCTATCAATTCCACCTGTGGTTGTTTGTTGCCCTTTGGCTTTCGGATCCATGGATGGATTTGCATTTCGGCATCCAACAAGGCGTTGATGTATTCCTTCAAAGGCTCGCCCGTTTCTTTGCTATACAGGTAATTTGAAACGATGCTTGGGCCTTTGTGTTCATTCGCTATATCAATGGTGTCGCGCTGTAATTGATCAAAGGTTTTGCCCTCCAATTGTTGTTCCGAGCCTCCGTAGGAAATGTCCCTTGATATGTAGGGTGGGTCAAGGTAAAGCAAATGTTCAGGTGTTAGGGCTTCGGAGGTTTGTCGCAAATCACCTGTGTGTATGTCCACATTCTGTAATCGTGATGCGTAGGGGTCAAGGTTGATTGACCCAACATCGTTTGGCATCACACGCTTTGGTTGGACTCGGAATGACGGGCGTTGGATTTTTCCTTCGGTATAGGTTTGGGGGGTTTTGTTCCAAGGCTTGTAGGTGAACATTCCATTCCTGTTTGCTAAATTTGCACCAACCAATAAGTGAGCCATACGCATCAAATCATCATCATCCAATTCCTGTCCCATAACATCCCTGCGGTGGCGGATTTCATTTAATTCGCCAACCATGCGTTCAAGATCGTCTTGGTCTTGAGCGATATTGACATCTCCCATCCCCTGTTTCAATTGAGCCATGAGGTTCGTCATGTCAGGGTTAATATCGGCATACAGTCCTCGTGCTTGAGGGTCATTCATACCAAGAATAAACGAACCACTTCCTCCGAATAATTCAGCAGGGATGAAACGGCCACCCAAAGGCTTGGCTAAAGCCCGGAATTGAGGCATGATTGAAGTCTTACCCCCTTCCCAATTCACCACCGTAGGCAACATTTCTTTTTCGGGATTGGTGAACCCCGTTAAACGATGGAGAGGCGCACTGCTTCCTTCGGCAAACATACGAGTCCAAGGTGTTCCCCTTCGGCTACCCCCACCCGACCAAGGCAGTGGGGGCAGTGTCGTGCCTTGTGTGTAGTCATCCAAAATACCACGAATGATAGGATCAATTTCATCAATGTCGTCATATTCACGCCCATTCCAAATGATGCCCTTCATCAATTCCCAACCCCGTATGAAAGCACTCATTCTTCTTCACCACCGAATTGGTCTTGATGATAACCACAATAACCATTGTCTAAAGCCCTTTGCTCACATTTTCGTCGTTGTCTTGTTAAAAATCCTTTGCACCTGTATTCATCGGGCAAATTGGTATTGCATTTCCAACAAAGGCTCGGTGTTTCTTGACTACGGCGCAAACGCTTGGGGGTTTTCTTGTGCCTTTTGCCACAAACAGCACAGGGAACAACAGGCATCATTCTTCCTCCTTGAAATCCAATTCGGCAAAGGCTAATTTTCCTGTGTTAGCATCAACAAAGCGAATGCGGCCTCGTTTCCTAACGATTACGAATAATTCCTGACAACGCCTTGCTTCTTCAAGCGACCATCGTGCTATTTTGTGGTGATCGCCTTTGCGATAGGCTGTGTATTTTTTGATAGCGGTTGCGATTTCTTGTTGAAATCCTCTAACCCTGTTCCACCGACACAAATCGGCTAAGGCGTAGCGTTTGCCTTCGTTTTGAAGCACTTCGGCACTCGCTGTTTGTGTCAAACGAAGAAGGTCTGTGGTGTTGTCGCCAATGAAATCCTTTGGGAAATTGTGAGTCACGAACACACCGTTGGGGTCAAAATCAGCGAGTGGTTTGTGTTCGCATCGTGTCAGCCTCGGTATGAATTCAAGGTCGGTATAGACCGTTTCGTGTTTGCCGTCAAAGGTGGCATAGAGAATTGGAGTGAAGTCGCCCCGATAGCCTTGACTTTCAATATCACCATCACAAACAACAGACAAACCCACCACTTTCATCACGAACCACTCCAAGCCAATACAACGAAATTACGACCACCCTGACCCGACTTTGATATGGTGACTTGTCTTGAGTCCTTCAATGACTTAAACCTCCTTTGTGCCGTGATGTTCGCAATACATTGTTGGGTCGCATACATATCCAACAATTCGGTTTGCATAACCTTTTCCACCCCATCGCTCTCATCCGTGTAGCGTTTGCACGCATTGAATGCACTTGTCCATGCCGCACGCTGAGAAGCAATTTTCTTCTTCTCGGACACATTTTGCTTTTGTTCAAGCCAAATGATGAGGTTGTGAAAATTGTCGTAAATCATTTCCGAAGCCATCATCACATGATCCTCAGTCAATACAGGAGAGCGCATGATGGTGGCTATCAGATTGGTGAATATCATCGTGTAATTCTCAATGTTGGGGATGAAGGAGAGGGCTGTTTCGCGCACATCGTCACTTGAAATGCCGTGAGCCAATTGGTAATAGTCATCGGTTGCGTTGAGCAACGCCGCCGAATAACCCGGTGAAACCTCAAACAAATCGTAGGCGTGTTCCATCGCCGCCTGTTCTCTTTCTTGGTCGCTAAGCCTTGTCCACTGTTCACCACGACTGATGGTGTAGGTGAAGGCATTTCCTTCTTCATCAACACGCTCAACCACTTCATCCGTTAGCCCCATAGCGTCAAACAGACGACCCTTCACAAAATCCACACATTGTTCAATGTAGGTGGCGAGAACATCATAGTCCATGATTCGCCCATCGGGTCGCACATACGCACCACCCACACGGTGTTCACTCACGGTCTGTCGTTGCTCGGCAGTGATGTCGTTTTGATACAAGAATACACGCTGAAAGAAACCCTTGTCCAACACATGAGCCATGATGTCTTTTGGAGGGAAAGTCGTCATCCACAGGGACACTCCTGATGGCGTGTGGACTGAACCACCGACCAAGTGTTTCACCAATACATTCGTGCGTGAACCAAGTGGGGCCATAGCCTGTTGAAGATACAGGATTTTGTCGCTAAAATATGCCTTCTGATCGTTGAGCAATACGCTCGCCTCGTCAAAGAGCAGGGTCTTGTAGCCGTTGAGCAAACCCGGCACAGTGATGTGGTTGATTTCACCCGTAGGGCGACCATCCTCACCGATGACAGGTTGCTCTTGGACTGTTCCAATCAATTTTGCATCCGACCCCGCCGTGAAGGTTTCGCTTTCAATACCAAGTGCCTCAAGAAGTCGGTCTGTGAATTCCCAAGCAATTGATTTACCTGTCCTTGATTGCTGAATCCAATATGTGTGAACACGACAATCAATGTATGTGCCGTGAATGGGAATACGCATGAATGGCGCACACACCTGACCCATCACAAAGAAAAAAGAAAGGAGTCCTGCGAATTCGTTGAAGAATGACACGGTATTGAAACGCTCAATGTAGCCACGAATGAAACGAGAACCACTGTTGTCGGAATTGACTACACCGTAGTCATCCCATTTTCTCGTCAAATCCCTTACCGATTCAATGCCGTTCATATAGACCAACCCCTGTGCTTTCTCGCCTAAACGCTTCCCACCTTAAACTTACGCCATCGTTTTACGATGGGTCTGTTTCACCACAGGTTGCTCACTCGTTAGGGCTTGGTGCAAATCCTCCGCACGCTTTTTCCCAACGCCTTCAATGTTCATCAATTCCCTCTTCGTAGCACCTGTCAATTCAACAATTGAGCCAAAGTGTTCAAGCAGATTCTTAGCGGTGGTTTCACTGCATCCCAATGCCCTGAGTCCGTCAATCCGAACATCCTCCGAGCGTGTTTTACGCAGGGTGCGTAGGGTGTTGCTTGAGCCAAGCGTGCCGTCTTTTTGACAACGCTTCACAATCCATCGCGCGGCGGCAGATGCGGTTGAGAATTGCATGATTGTGATGTCGTAATCAACATCAAAGCGAGCCAAAGAACCAATGTAGCGAGCCTCCATTTGTGCATAGGATGCACTTCTGTTGCCCCTTTTACGAAGTGCGGCAACATATTGATCCACAGTCCCGTGAATCACTAACACCATGCGTTCAAAATTGTCATCCATGTTCGCCAATTGGTTTTGAAGATGCCCACTATGAAGCGAATTAAAATAATCGTGAATGGACTTGGCTTCAATACCCATTGAACCGAAACAATAGTCCGTAATCAAATTCTCCTGCATTTGATAAGGGATGCCCTCTTTTTCACAGTGCTTTATCACGCCCTTCTCAAGACCTGAGCGTTCCCGATAGTCAATGAACAAGGTGGTTTCGGTCATTTTCGCCCCCTCCGTTTGATAATGTGCGTTGGGTTGTAGCATTCGTGGCAAATGTCATGCAAAGGATGCAAAACATTCGTTGAACGGTTGCACCGCTTACAAATCAGCATTTTTTTCACTTTCATCCCCCCTTTGTGCCAATGTCAATTCTTCAAGCCTCGCCCGGTTGAGCAAATCGGTGACAAGCATAGCCCACTTAGGATCACCTGTGATGGCTACGGTTTGACGCTTTTGACAAACATCAAATGCACCCTCCATTTCCTGACTCTCACGAAACGCCCATTCGGGTTCATCATACCCAAAATCAGCCCATGTGAATTCTTTTTGCATAGCCCTCAATTCGTCTGTTTGTTCTTCAACCTGAGAGGCTTTCTTGCGAATAGCCTCCAATTTTTTCCTTCGTATTTCTTCAATATCGTCAGTCATTCTTTCACCTCATCATGTCTTTGGGACACTTGAACATCAGCATCACAACCGGAACACTTGAGCATAGCGACAATTCCTTCGCCTTCGCCAAAAATTTCATCATAATTGAAATCCGATTGCCAAATCAATTTACCGCCACATAACCAACATACATCTCTTCTTGTCAATTTATTCACCTCCACTGCCATCATAAAATGGACAACGACCCAAGCAATACCCCTTCTCGTAAAGTGTGCGACATGAAGGGGTCATGTAAAAATTGCTGACTCCAATGGACACATACCTTCGTGTTGTTTCTTCGTTGTAGTCCGACCATTGAAGGTCGTTGATGAACGAACACACGCTCTCCACAATGCTTTCGTTAGACACTTGTGATGAACGAGGGGGGCGGGCAAACGACCTAAAGCGGTCTTGTAGGAATATCATCAAATAGACTCTCGCTTCGTGTGGGGGGTTTCCACCAACATCACAGGCGGATGCCGCAAGGCATGGCAACACATTGATTGAACCGACTTTTTTCATATCAATATCAACGGGCTGTGCTTCAAACGGCTTATCGGGATCGCGTTGTTGTATTTCCAAGGTCATCCCCTTTGAACCATAAATAGTCATGCCACCTTGAGGTTTCAATGCTCGGTCAAGAATGTCCTCCCATGTCAAATCAAAGTCCTCGGTCTTGAGAGGGAAACCCCACAGACCACGCTTGAAATTGTAGGTGTTGGGAATGCGGATGTGACGGTCAGGGCGGAACGACACAACAGGGTCAAGAGTGCTTAGCGACCATTCCTTCACCCACCCCTCCACGAGCCTCCTGCCTGTCGTCATCAAATCCGACATACCTCGCCCATCCGGGTAATGTGTTCGGTCAAGGTTCACCCAAACATGAACACCCCCGCCTGTGAACCACATGGCGTGTTTGAAGTCGTTGCTCAGCAAATGGTGATGAAGCATGGACACTTCTTGGAGGCAACGATTCCCTGCCTCGCTATCACTCCGCCCATTTACCTTTGCACGCTCATAATCAAAGTCCATCACGAAGTGTGGGACTACGGCTGTGTTGTATTCAGCACGCTTTCCTGTTCCTTTCAATGCCCTAAAGCCATAAACCGTAGTGGTGAGGTTATCAGCACCATTGGTTGCTTCAACATAGCGTTGTAATTCCTCCATCGTGTGAACGACCTTACGCTTTCGCATATCCACCTCACGAGGAAAATGGCGGAATAGGTGAGCCATGATGAATCACCAATCAAATAATGTGCGTTGCTCTTTGCTTCGCCCGCTAATCATTTCAATTCTCTTTGGCATCAAATCAACATATTCGGGATTTAATTCGCACACAATTGCTTTACGCCCATGTTTGAGTGCGACTCCTGCGGTTGTTCCTGAGCCACCGAAGGGGTCAAGGACTGTTCCGCCAACACTCAATTCACATTCGCATTCGCATTGTTTAACAAGCCCCAAGTCAATGGTTTCTCCCTTCACCTTGATGCCTGAACGGATGAAAATTTCTGTCATGGCTTTGTCGTATGTGTCATCCAAGTCAAGCAATTTCTTCAAATCCATCCAATTTTCAGCGGGCGGATAACTCCCGCCCTTTGTAAGCCAATGGTGTGCTTGCCATGAACCAAAAAATTCCTCAACCTCTTTAATTGTCAAGCCCGCCTTCTTTCTGTTTTTTTGCAGGTATTGGCGCAATTCTTCGTGGTCGGGCAAATTCCTATCCTCTATGACTCGTGTTAATTTGCTGACCCTTTCGCCATCCACAATTTCATAATTCGGAATCATAGAATCATGGTTCAAATTGCTCTTATCCAATTCTTCAAGCGACAAAAAGCGTTCTTCTGTCCTGAATCCCCTCTTATACGGAGTCAAGCAAGAGGAACAAACCTTTGGTGGACACCCCGCAAGAATACAAGGTTCAATCAATTCAGGAGGGAACACGGCAAAGTGAGCCTCCGAATATGGCTTAGGAGATACATTCCAAACACTGCGTTTGTTCTTTGTTTCGTATGACTTTTCTAAGACCGAATGTGGTTGCAGACCTGTTCCTTCATTGTGATATTTGCCATTGGTTCGATCTCTCGTTCCCCAATCCTGTTTTACGGGTTCTTTGATAGCCTCCGAATCATAGAAATATTTCTTTGACTTGCTCAAAAGGAAAATGTATTCATGGCTCTTGGTGCATCTATCCCTAACCGACTCAGGCATACAATTTGGTTTAGCCCAAATGATGTCTTGACGCAAATACCAACCATCGGCACGCAGTGCAAAGGCGAGCATCCACGGTATGCCGATGAGGTCTTTTGGCTTACAATTCGGTGCGTCGGTTTTAGTCAATGAGCCTTCAATCGTTCCCTTGTTTGTTCCTTGCTTGCCGCCTTCTTGATGTGAGCCATCGGCGTTGCGCCCTTTACCACTCCCTGCGTAAGAATCCCCAATGTTCACCCACAAAGTGCCGTCATCACGAAGCACCCGCTTTACCTCACGAAAGACTGATACGAGGTTTTGAATGAATTGTTCGGGTGTTTTTTCCAATCCTATTTGAAAATCCACCTTAGTCGCACCACATTTGGTGCAATCGCCACTATCAAGTGCGGAGTTATTGCTTCCTCTCCCCTCACGATCAATAAAATTCCTATTATTGCCCAACACCACGCCTTCGTGTTCACAATCCGGGTTTCCCCCTTCCCACGAACCTGTGCCATAATCCCTCAAAGCATAATAGGGCGGAGAGGTCACACAGGTGTGGATAGATTTTTCGGGTAATTCTTTCAAGCGTTCAAGACAATCACCCTCAAGCACAAAACAGTCGTCTAACAATTTTCTCATTCTCCACCCTCCAAGTGCTGAGTGTAGCGAGGACAGAATTCTTTCAATCCACACCACGGGTCGCAAATGTTGTATTGGCGGTATTCGGGGATGAGGGCAAACATTGACCCCTCCCCATCGCCCTTGTATCGCCTGTGCATACGAATCAGGTTGTGCATATCAGCGAGCATTTCACCGATTTCTTTCACTCTAACGGGTTCAACATGACGGAATATCTCGCTTTCTTCTGTTTCGCCTTGAAGCCCCTTTGTGTGATCCCAACCCCAATGAGTGATTCGTGCTGAATTGTCCGTTTTACGAAGCAACCACACATAGAAAGCCATTTCCTTTCTCATGCTGTTGTATTTGAAGGGCTTATCCTTCCACAAGCCCGTTTTCAATTCGTGAATATGAAGTGTGCCGTCAGGGTTGGTGAAAATCCTGTCAATGAATCCCGTGAAGTGAACCAATTGCTTGATGCCATCCACCTCAACCTCAACCACATCATCAACCAACAATTCGTTTCCTGTCGGCAAAAAATTAACGGGATCTGACGACAAAAAGCGTTGCACCTCAGCAACACGATAACGGTCTAAGTGCAAATCCTCATCAAGCGTGAAAACCTCTTGGGGCTTTTTGAGTCCCGTAGCATCAGGCATACAATTTTGAAAATACATATCCACCTTATCGGCATCAAGACCCTTCGCATATTCAATATCCACATTGTCATAGAATTGCTCAACGATGTCGTGGACATTTGTTCCTCTCAACATATCATCGTTCTGTGGCTCTTTCATGCCGATGATGCGGCCAATGAAATATTGCTGAGCGCAAAAGGTGGAGTCACCGAGTGATGATTTGCTCATTCTCAAAATGTAATTTTGCTTCATGCCGGGATGCCATGCGTATGTTGAAAACAACCCTTCACGGTTCGGCACAGGGTATGCTCTTGGTGGTTTGTGTTCAATCATGTGTATCACCATAAAGAAACGGGTCTTGAAGCATCGGCTGTGGGTTCACTCCAACCCATAGCCTCATAGATAAGTGCAACGGGTGCAATCACTTGTTTTTGCACGATTGTTGTCAAATCAAGTGGGAGTGAAGCCAATTCCTCATCGGTGCGATACGCTTCAATCCCACGCTTTGTGTAAAGGTGTGGGACTCCATCGCCATCCTTGAAGTGCAAATGCTTAGGGGCTGTGAGGTTGTATTTCTTTGCCGCACCTTGAAAGCCACCCTGTTGTCCATACCTCTCAGGGTCTTTGCCCAAGCGTGAACGCATGGTCAAGTGTTTGCGAGGGATAGAGCCTGACTTGACTTCTTTGATGATGCCATAAACGATGTCGTCAATAGCATCACGATCAGCCAAGTCCCGACACAACGCCATGAATGCTTCGCCTTGGACACGCTTGGTGATTCGTGATGCGTTGCTCTTTTTGTATTCAAAACCTGTCACATGGAGTGATTCTTTCGGCCAAACGACCCAACCAAAATTGCGATTCTTCTTTGCGGCAATCCACGCCTTCATAAATTTCTCAAATTCAACAACAAACCTATCACTATCAAATTCCTCCTGTATGATTTGTGTCAAACGCTCGGCAATTTCCTCACCGTTGGCTTCACCGATTGAAATGTAGGCACTATCGGTGTGACCTGCGAGGGCAGGATAGCCCATGTCATCGCATATTTCCATAAGTCGCCCAACCAACGAGCGACCAACATAGGTGATAGCCGATGCGACTTCAAGGTGGCTCTCGCCGTGTCCTGTGTGTCCCATCAAGCCATAGACCGATGCGGCGGCACGCTTGAATGCCAATTGGAGTGTGTTGAAACCTGCATATTCCTGTGAATTGGGTTCGTGTTTTTTCATTTCCGCCTTTGCACTATTCCTCGCCTCAGCGAGATCAATCTGCAATTGGGGGAGAACACCCATTTTGCCCTGATACCAAATAGAACCGTTCCCCAATGTCCGTGTTTCATCACCAACCTCATAGCGAATTGTTTCCGGGCTGATGTTGTTTCCTCGTTGGATTTCAGCATACATAGCCCGGAAGTCAAAGACACCCACATTGGTGAAACGACCCACTTTCGGTTCAGCCACAAAGCCACCCGATAATTCCCCGTCTGTTCCTTTGTGGTATGTCCCTGTTGGTGATGCCCATGTTGCTCTCCTGCGTAGGAGTCCTCGTGCAAAACGACTGACGGTGAACACGGATGAGAACGATACCCCACACACGCGCTGTAAAGCCATGAAGAAGCGACTGACATGGTATTCACGGTCAATCCTATCGGTGAGCAAAATGTCGCCCCTGTGGTATGCACAGAACGCCTCAAAATCCTCCAACCACATATCGTGGTGAGTCATTCCTTTCATGTCCACCTTCCACCACTCAGGATTGTTGGGGAACAATAATTCACCCACCGCACCAAGTCGCCTATCGGACAATTGACCGTTTCCTCCATCGCGCCACACTCGCTCAAAACCATGATTCCTGTCAGCCAAGTCAAGAGTCATGCGACCAAGCATGATCTGTGTTCCTTCTTGATACACACCTGAGCGTGGTAAATGGGTCATTGGTGGTGAAGCACATTGAATGGGCGAAGCCCAATCCAAAGAAAGACCATGATGTTTGAACCGCTTGTATAGCATCGGCCAATCAGCGCGGTTGCCCGCCCATGTGGTGATGAGGTCAGGGTTCAATTCCTCAAACGCCTGTGCAAATGCCTCAAGCATTTCCTTCTCGGAACGATATGGTTTGAGAACGCCCTCGTAGGTTGGATGCCAAGTCCATGTGCGAGCAACCACTCCATCGGTGGTGTAGCCGAGCATGGTGATTTCATTGTCTTGATTCCACTCCATGTCAAAGCCACCTGCCTTAACGATGTTGTCAAACCAATCAGGCATATCACCTGCCTCGTATGTATCAATACAAAAACGATCAACGAAGTGAATGTCGGCTTCCCATGTGTCACCTGCGATTTCCCGCATAGCCCGTATGTCCTTTGAGGTCGGTGCAACCACTTTTCGCAGGGTGCGACCATGAGGGTGTTCTTTGCTTGGGAGTGAAGTGGCTGTGTCCTCAGTCAATTCCCAACCAAAGAAACGAGCATCATACATTTGAGTCAAACGCTCTATCAGGCGTTCATCATCAAGCACATAGAAATACGGTTTGAAGTCATGGTGTTCCTCAACGAATGACCCGTCAGGCTTTCGCCACCGAGTGAAGATGCGTTCTTCTTCGTCATTCGTGATGTATCGCTCAACAATCATTGTAATCACTCGGCTTCTTGCCGAGGTGCTACAATGACGGTTGTGCCGTGTTCCTGACCCTCATCGGCTTCGTGACGAAGCAGGAGAGGTGTGTCAGCACCACACGACAAATGGATAACACCACCACTCGGCATAGCCTTCAGTGCATCCAACAACCAAGAACCAAACCAAATGGATGTTTCTTCTTCAAGACAGTCACTTTGAATCGCTTCAATCGTATGTTCAATGCGAATACCATCACGCTGAACCACATAGACCAATTCATCGCCCGACACAATCAAGCAAAACAACGCCCCGCCGTTGATTGACGAACCGATTTTTTGTAATGCACGAACCGTGTTTGATTCAAATTGGTATTTGTATGTGAAGTCCGATTGTCCGAAGTGAGCGTAGTCAGCACCCCGTGATTCCTCAAGGGTGTTCAGCAATTGTTCAACACCCGCTGACGAAGTGGCCGAAGCCAATGTCGGGATGCGAAAGAACGACCCACCTGACATGATGGTGAGGGTATCACCGTCACAGGAGAGTCGGATTTCGTTTTCCTCCGTTTGTGGTAAATCCTTGACGAGAGAAATGATTGTGCCGATTTGACCCATGACAATGTTTCCTCCTTCAACAACATCAGCACCCGCCCAACGATTGATGAAGAAGGCACGATCTGCCGTTCCCGATGCGTAAATGCGTTGGGTTTCTTCATTTGCATGGAGAACGAGGTCATCCATAGCCGAGAAGCCTGACATGAACGAATTGAAGTGGTTGCGATTGATGACGACTTGAACCATCACTCATCACCTCCTGCGATGTCAAATTCACCCTTCTTGAGTCCATCCCAACCATACCATGTCCCGCCCTCGTTGTTGCGTTCAAAGAGCAAATGTCGGCCACCCGATTGGAGAGATGTGCGGTTCGCCACGACTCGTGCATAACCACGCACAACGCCCGTCAATTCACCGTTCTCATCCCGTTCCTCTTCAATTTCGGTATAGACCACTTGTTGAAGGTGTCCTTCGGTGTCCTTGAGCCACTTGGGTGAGTCTTGACCCACCAATTCGTTGCCCGTGTTGTCGTATGCGGGTTTCATGTGAGTGATGACATACGCATGGACACCACCACGACACAATTCACGGAGAGCGACCATAGCGGTTTGGTATCGTGTGGCACGAATGTTCCAATTGAAACGACCAATCTGTGTGGTTGCCTTCTTCCCGGCCACAGCAATACCATCAACACCCAATTCAAGGTCATCCACCTTCATGCAGGTTTCAGTGATGTGAAGCCAATGATCTGCCCCATCAAACACGACAGTCTTGAGGTATGGCTTGGGCATTTTACCATGTTCCATGAAGAAATTGTTCTGTTCCTCCATTTGTGCCTGTGCCGCCTTGAGAATGTCAATGGTCTGTTGAAAGGTCGCAGGGAAATCATACGGCACACGACTGTTTCCATAATTGAAAACCCACGGATTGAGAACAACAATGTTTGCCGCCTTATCCTTGTGGTGTGCCGCCTTCGTGGTTTCACCACCAAGGTCAAAGTCAATGTGCCAAATTTCAGCACCATTGGCGATTTCATCAGGGGTGAGGCTGTCAAGCACCATACCCGTTTTACCTGTTTTGGGATTGCCTGAAATACCGCACATCACATAGGTGTCCTGTCGGACAGCCATAGTGCGTGCTGACTGAATCATGCGAGCGATGACCGGGTTCATGTTGGCCGATGCGTTGAATGCGGGTGCTTGGTGAGCAACCGCCTGTGGCTTTGGCTTGGGTTGTTGTGGTTTAGCCTCAGCCTGTGGCTTTGGCTGTGGTGTGGGATTCGCTTGAGCCTTCGGCTCAGGCTTTGGTTCAGCACCCTTGACGGGTGGCTCAAAATTGCCCTTCTGTTCCTTGAATCCATCCAAAAATCCTGTTCCCGACATCACTCATCACCTCCGACACCAAATCCACCGAGATTGCCGAGGTCATTGGAGTCCTCGCTCGGTTTCTGTGCGGGAATAGATTTGTTGGGAATGGCGTAAATGCCATGTGCGTTGATTTTGACGACATCCTCACCGTTGGTGTTGGTATAGGAGTCGGTGCGACCAACAACCCAAATGCGAGAACCACGAGCGTAAGGTAGCCACTCGCCACCCTTCAACACATTCATGGCGTTGAATTTGTCGTGGTGGATGCCACTCACACCGATGCCAATGCGAGCGTTGGGATCTTCTCGTCGCAACACCTGATTGGAGATGGAGAGGTAATAATCACGACCCGTTGAATCCCATTGGGACTCACGACCTTCGTGATTGATGTCCATGACACCCCCAACGATGACAACCAAAGCACCATCGTAGCGTTGCACACCGTTCCTGTCCACATAGGACTCGGTTCGGTTTGTCATGTGATGGTCAAGCAAATCACCGAGATTGACGAGTGCTTCCCCACAGGTTGTGAGGAATTGCTCAGGTTTGAAGAGGGATGCACCCGCTTCACGATTCTGTTCGGGAATCCAATCAAGACCGTAGGCACAGGCAGGGTTGCTCACGGACAGCGTTGCCCCTGAGCCATTCCAACCCTCAGCGTCAAATTCGCCCTTGATGAGAACAGGTTGCCACAATTTCCAATCGTGGTCTGCCGCCTCCCATTGACCTTCAACCTTGACGGTAATTGGCCCTTCGGACAAGAATTTCTCTTTGGTGTTGCCGTGAAAAGTCCAAACACTCTTCGTCATGTAAGCGAGTGTAGGAGTGTTGTCGGGCTTGAGCATGGAGATGTTCACCTTCTCGTTGATGGGAATGACCCACGATGGTTGAGAATCGGCATCCTTGTCGCTTTGATACACACCTTGAGAGTGTTCAATGAGCCATTTGCCGTCTTTGGTGAAAGCACGACCAATCCCGACCTTGTTGCCGTTGTAAGTGAACCCGTTGCGAATAGCACCACTCAAGTCAGCCGTTGCGATGTCAATTGCCATGTCACGCTTTCGCTTCATCATGTCAGTCCTTCGGTCAAAGCCGATGAAAGCACCGACCCATTCCTCACCACGACCACCGCCAACGCCACCGCTTGAACCACCCGAAGGTCGCACAGCGAGAACGAACATATCCGCATAGTGATTGAAGTCCTCATCCTCAAGGTTCAGCGCGTCTTGTCCACATTCAGCCCACATATCAGGGAAAACCTCTCCCATCCACGAGCCAAAGGACTCAAGGGCTTCTGCCCTTTCAACGCCCAAAATGGTGGCGGCCTCTTCAATACATTCATATCCAATTTCTCTTTCTTCTGTCAATTTTAACACCTCTTGTTATAATCCCCAATCATTGATCGGAGGAATAGGATGTCGCCTGATACCCAATCAGCCGATTTTGCCGCCCACTGACCGAGAATCAGCAGGTGGAGAAGGGCGATTTGGATGCCAATGTCGCCCGCTTTGTATTTGTCCATGCACGCTTCGTGTATCGCATCAATAACCTCGTCACGCACAACGCCCTGACGGTCAATAATGTCAATTTGAGTGAAACAATCCTCCCATTCGCGCTGAACGATGGAGTCATAGAGTGCGATGACCGCACTATAATCCTGTGCAATTGTCAAGGCGAGTGCCTTTGGGTCTGTTGGGTCACAAATTTGCATGGTCTTGAGGCACGCACGCAAATCACCGTTGGTTTTACCAATCAAGGATTTGACACTATATACCCAATCCTGTGGGAAATTCTCGGTTTCAATGACATTCTCCAAGAAAGACTCGGCATCCTCGCCTTCAAGCCCACCAAAATTGTATGTGGGGAGTCTTGAGCGAAGTGCAGGGATGATACGGCTCACACGGTTGCAGGTGAGAATCCATAAAGTGTGTTTGCTCGTGATCTCAATGATTTGTCGCATGGACTCCTGAGCATCGTTTGTTAGACCATCGGCTTCGTCAAGGTTGATGACTTTGAAATTAGCACCCGTAGCCTTCTGTTCAGCCAAGGGCTTTAGGCGTTCACGGACAAAATTGATGCCTCTATCATCGGAGGCGTTGAACACATGAAAATTGGCTTCAAAAGCCGAACCAAGCATATCCTTGGCGATGGCTCGTGCGGCGGTGGTTTTACCCGTTCCCGCCTTACCGTTGAAAATGACACCACCACAGCGGAGAGAACCTGCCACAGCCCATGACTGAGCGTCTTTCTTCAAGCCCTCAAGCCCAACCATGTTCCTCATCGTATCGGGTCGGTATTTGAGCCACAATTGCGTCATCGTCATTCCTCCGTTAGCACCCCTGCCAATAGGGTCTTGTGTATAAAAGCATCGGTGTCAAAACAAAGCCCCCTGATTTGCACCTCTATGGCTCGCAGTGCTTTGTTTTGTGTCCGATTTGAACAGCGTTGCTTTATCATACATGGTGATAAATTCCCAATCCTCGTTTTTGATATTCAAGCCCACCGAGCGAACAAAATCCTCGTTCTCAGCCAAGCGGTCAAACCACCCACTTTCCGAACCTCGCAAACCGAATGCCTTGAGCAACGAAGAAGGCACAGGCTTCTGTCGTTTGTCGGGAAACACCAAGCGTTTGCGACTTGTTCCGTTATGCGAAAGCGCGATTATGTCAGCGAGCAAACGGAACGGGATGCGATGGGCGAATTCACGCGCACACATTTCAAGCGCGATGTTGTTGGGGAAGGTTCGCAACAAAACATGAAGTCCGAAGAGAATGTTTCCTTTCGTGTGCTTGATGGCTTTACCAACAACGGCACGATCCCATTCGTTAGTGTATAACCTCAGCACATCAAACAGCCCGGTTGGGAGTGGTGCTTCGTATTGAGAATCCGAATTCGGACAGACGGCAAACCAATCCACCGCCTCTTCTGTGGGCGTTTCGTCATAAAGCATCATCATCATCCTCAAACACATTCAATGCCTGTTCAACATCCTCGTGGAATTTCAATTCGGGAACACGCCCATTAAACCGCGCTACAAGAAGCCACCCTTCAGGCTCTTTGGTAAAGTCCCGCCAAGCCTTTGTGATTCTCAGCATTTTTTGAAGATGCACCGCATCAGTGAATTGATTTTGAACGGGCAAACCGTTCTCCTTCAAGACCAATTGAACGGCTTCGGGTATCGTGTTCCTCCCAAAAAGAATACATTCGGGTCGGATTTCATAGCCCGTTTGGTTATTTGTGGTGAATCGCACACCTATGCGGAAGCGTGCGTTGGTTGCGAGCAACAGCATGGTAATTGTTTCTTCATCAATCAAATAACCACCTCACGGGTAGCGGTTCTATTCCTCTCTCTTCGGAATCCACTTTCATGCGACTCCCAATGTGATCGTCCCCTGAATTGTTGTGGGCTAAATGGTGAAAAACAATGTCCCTTTGTAGCATATCCCAACAGAAAAACGAATTGTTGAAAGAGGCGGTATTGCCGTCAAAGGACACCTTTTTGTCCACTATCAGCAATTGAATGTGATGCCCTTGTTGTTGATGTTTCGTGAAGAAATCCCCAACCTCTTGATAATTCAAAATGGGAAGCCCCATCACCATAGCAAAGGGCTTCCCCAAATCAAAAAGCCTCTTGAAAACATCCAATTTCCTCGTGAAAGGAGGGTTTGAAATGATGTAATCGTATTCTTCTTCGGGTTCGTATTGAAAGAAATCCTTCCCCTCCCAAATGTGAGAATGGATGACTTTGAAATTTCGTTCCCGCAAAATTTCAACAAACGCACTTTTATCGGTATCAAAAGGACACCAAACCGTTGTTTCTTTAGGGTTCCCAACAATGTGGGGGAGGATGGCTTCAACCAAAATAGGAGGCGTGTAGTATTCGTCTTTCCTATTCCAATTGCTTCGCTTGAAATAATCGTCAGCCATCCACATCACCCGCCAACCACTCCAAGTCCTCAACAGCAACGACATCGCTGAATCCCGCATTGGACACAATGCCAACAATAGACCCTGATATTGAAATCCCACGATGATCGTAGTCGGCGTGGTGCAATTCAACCTCAACAAATGTCGCCCCTTTCATTTGGGCAACCTCGCCCACGAAAGCCTTTGAGGGTTCGGTTAGCCTCGCCAACCGCTTCTCCATTTCAATGTCCTCGGCTTGAATTTCCCCCACTTCATAATACGAGTCTAAGCCATCACGAGCCGACACGCGCCAACGATTCATCACTAAACCACGCACATGGTCTTGAGTGTAAATACCTCCAATCACCCGGAGGATTTCACCCCTGCTCTTTGTGCTAAAACGCACCACTTCCTCTTTGGTGTTGTTGTATGTCAATTTGCCATCACGAGCATAAAGGAAAGCCACGCTATTTGGTGGCGTTTTGTGCTGAATCTGTTGAGGGTTCTCGCACCAATACATTGGCTTGAAGAAATTGGGCAACGAAGCGTGTTCCTGCAACCAATCCCGTCTTGTTTCAAAGTCCTCATCGTGATGCCCTTCTTTGTGGTAAAGGACATCCACCAAGCGTAGCGGGAAGTCATCCTGAACAACGCGCTCAATGAGGTAAATACCATCGCTGATGAGTGAACCCAATTCGTGTTGGCCCTCTATCGTTTCCTCAAGGAACAGTCCATTGACATCGCACATGAGAATCATGTCGCCTTCTTTGTGAATAGTGAGCCGTTCACCACGAATCACCTCAAGGTATGCACCGAAGCGTTCCTTGATTGGTGCTTTGACAGGCAAAGGAATAACCAACGGGCTTCCGATTGAAGGCACACCAATGAGATCGTTTCCTTCTTTGAGGCGTTGAGCCAAAGTCACCAACGGGATGAAATTGGCTTCACGCTTGAGCCGTTCATAGAACAGATTGTAGTGATTGGCGAGAGCCGTGAGAATGTGATACCGCCTGAAAGGATTCCTCCTTCGTATCATGCGGATAAGAAGCCAATAGGCATCACGCTGATTGACACGCCTCAACAGCCCGTTCATAATGACTGACCGGGTTTTGTTGTTGTCAGCCTTGAACATTTGACTCATCTGTTTCAGCACAAATGACAGGCTGACTCTCGTTTCATCAGCGAGAGAAAGGTGGGTGATGATTTGAACGAGGTCAGGGTTGTCCTCAACCTCTTCGGGATAAGCGTCTGTTAAGCATAGGTAAATTTCCCGTAAATCCTCATCGCTCAAGGATTGTTCAATGCGGTTATCCTCGTAGCAAAAGCGTATGATGTCCTCTATGTCTTTGGGAGAATGGTTGAACAAACCCTCCAACACAATCGTGGGTCTTTTGACACCATTGTATGCCTGACGGCATGATGCGGCGATTGTGCTGAAAGCAATAGAGTCCATGCTCATTCCTCTTCTTCAAGGGGGTCAAATGCTTGTTTGAAGAACGATATGTCCCAACGCCCATCTTCGTCGGTGTCGGTGTTTAACACGACGATCACATCGGTGGTGATGTTATATCCCCTGAAAGGAACAACCTCTATGTCTGTCACCAAGAATCGCTCACGGGTGTATTTGTTCCTCCAACGAGAACCAATTTCAATGTTCATTCGGATTCCTCCCAATACGAATCAGCAACAACCTTTTCGGTTTCCCCGTCAGTCCATTCAGCGACAAAATCCCTCCATGATTCGTCATCAAGCACAAGCAAAGAACAAATGAAATCCTTCTTCGCCCATACCCACCTGCGTGTTTGCCTCCGCCTGTCCAACGGCAAAATGTCTGTGCGTTTGCCCCACACCTCTTCGGTGGCGTTCTTCATCACCCTGATGCTTTTGCGGTTGCCCGTCAATTTAGCGATGATGTAAATGCAATCAGCCATGAGAGGTAATGGCGCACGCCCAACCCTCGTGGTCGTTTCCTCCCACAAAGCAAACACGAGGCTGTGAAACACCTCTTCGTTGAGATCCAATGCGTTCATCAATTCAGCACCAAGACCACGATAGAAGTCAAACCATTCTGCGCTTTTGGGTATCAGTCGTATGTCCATGTTCAGCCCTCCAATGTTTCGGGGATTTCCTGTGTGTCGTTTGTGTCAAAAGCCCCATCAGCGAGAAGGTCATTGAGAGCATCACGCAATTGGATGGCTTCATCCCGATAGAGATAAAATCCCTTCTTCGTGTAGCCCGTGTGTCCATCCTGTGATGGTGCTTCACGATAGAGCCTGAGATTGAGGATGCGTTTTCCTTTAGCATCCTGCGTGAGAATA